CTCATCCGCGCGAACCTCAGCCGCGCGAACCTCATCGACGCGAACCTCAGCGACGCGAACCTCATCGACGCGAACCTCAGCGACGCGAACCTCAGCCGCGCGGACCTCATCGACGCGAACCTCAGCGGCGCGAACCTCATCCGCGCGGACCTCATCGGCGCGAACCTCAGCGACGCGAACCTCAGCGGCGCGTCCCTCAGCGGCGCGAACCTCAGCGGCGCGAACGGCCTCCTTAAGCCTGCTGATTTTATGCACAAACGCTTCGTGTACGAACGCGGCTGGATTGTCTATAAAGTGTTCGGGGTGCATTATCGCACGCCCGACGCCTGGAAAATCGAACCGGGCAGCGTGATTGAGGAACAGTGTAACCCCCTACCAACGCTGGACTGCGCCTGCGGGATCAACTTCGCACCGCTGGATTGGGTGAAACGCAATCGACGTGATAAGGAAATCTGGAAATGTCGGATTCCTGAGGGTGATCCTTACGTGGTTCCCTTTAACACTGACGGAAAGGCGCGCTGCTGGCGACTGGAACTTATCGAGTTAGTTTTGGAGGCGGACTAGCCATGTACACCACGCCGCGCACGCCCGAACAGTACACTACCTCCTACGCCTATATCCCCGTCTCCGGCGCGAACGGCTTGCGCTGCCACGAGGCACGGCGAACCGGTATCGAGGCGGTATCGGGCAAGGCGGTATACGAGTTGATCGACGCGAACCGCCGCCCCGTATCGAATATCCTGTATGTCATTGATAACAGCGTCCTCGCGCCGGTAGCGCAGTATCGCGCTACCGTGTTGGCGATGGCGGCGGCATACGAGGCAGAGTTGTAGGCTGTATAGGCGGTTGCATAGGAATATATCGACGGTTATTTAGAGAGAGGATCGCGCCATGAAAACATTACAAGAGTTGCTTAATGCGGTAACTGAAGCCAAGCAAGCCTACGACAAGGCCGCTGCTCTCCCGTTGATCACGTCACGCCATGCAGTGCTGGCAATGCGACGGCGGGAATACCGCGCGGCGGTTATCGCGTACCAGAACACCAAGCGGCGCGTTGCGTTAGGTGAAGGCCGTCACGAACTCGCCAGCCTGAAGGCGGTGAACCTCGAACTCTCCGAGGCGCGCAGCGCCACCGAAGCTGAGAACCAACGTCTTGCCGCCCGGTGTAACGAGTTGATCGCGGACGCGGCGAAAACTGCACAGCAAGGCAACGGGTGGGCAAGTGACGCAGAACGACTGTCTGAGCGGGTGAGCGACCTAGAAACCGGGGCGAAAGAAACGCGCACGGCCTTTGATCAGGTGTTGGACGCGCTGCACGTCGATACGACCGGCAAGGGCATTATCAAGGATATGGACAAGGCGCGATTAGCCATACAGGGACTATGGAAACTGATTGAAGCCAAGAAAAATACACCCGCGCCCGAAGTCGCAGAGGCCATTGAGAACGTCCCTGGATTCGAGGGGCAGTTGGAAGCGCTGGCACTGCCGAACGACAAGCTGGATATTGCCGTGTTGCGCGCCGCCGTGAAATATCTCCCCACTGACTGGGTGAACCAGAACGCCGCCGACATTCTACGCGCCGTTTCATTACCGCGAGAGAAGCGCAACGACAAGGGTGGTAAGCCGATATGGTGTATATTGATCATGCGCTTGCGGGGTGTTTCATTTGGCGTAACGCCCATCGAGGCGGCGCGCGCGGCAACCCCAAACGATAAGCGCAAAGAAGAGAAAGTAACGGTGTTGTTCCCGGCTGACCAGATAGCTAGTTAGTTCGTTTAGGCCACTTAGGAGAGTTTACGATGGCATTAAAGAAGCAATATGAAGTAATTGAGGAGCGCGGAAATATTCAGGAAGTTTATGAGATTATCCCGCTTGCCGAGTGTTCCAACAGCGTAATGTTCCTCAATGGCGAACGGATTGTCCTCGCCTACACCGGGCGATGGCAGAAACCAGAGGGCGACGGGTGGGAAGGTCGCGTAGATATAGACTGGCAACGCAACGGGATCGGCATGGTATGGTCGCGGCGCACCAGTACAAATAAGGACGGAAGCGCCGCGTAAATGTAAAGCAAAGCGAGTGGGCTTTCGTCAGGGCGTGAACTCGGAAGGTGGATCGCCCTGGTAGAAATAACACGCGGCGCTAAAAACATTATAACAAGGATTCGAGATGAACCAACAACTAACAACAGCCTTTGACGCCGAACTTCAGGCGCTTCGCGAAGAATTTACTGCGCAGATTAAAACGATTCACGCCAGCGCGTATGACTCGGATGTGATTATTGACTCACTGGACTATATGTCCAGCGCGTTCGCTCTTATGGCCCGCGATACCCGCGCCATGTATACCCGCACGAGCGGGTTAGGCGCGTGGTGGATCGAAAGTCTTGCTGACGTATACGGCGGGTATGCCGCGCAAGTGTATGCTGTGTTGCACGACACGCCAAGCTACAAGCCGCTGCTGGGCGCGCTGAAAGTAGCGGACCTGGGCGCTGACACGCTGGTTCAATGGGCGCACAATATCGAGGCGTTTATTGATGACATGGTGGTGGCAGCATGAACGCCTGGGGGCGTGTTTCACTCGCGGCGGTTCGTGTTAGCGGCCTGTTTGCAGGCGACGACGGACTGCGTGACGAAGAGTATCTCGTTGGGTTGGCCGATCAGGCCGCGTATGAGGCGCTACCAATGGCCCGCAAGGTGGAGCAGGACGCGGAGGCATATTGGCACGACTTCGAGGCGCGCGCGGTTGAGGGTTACGCCGCGCACACGATGGATACTCGTCTGAAGCACTCGGTAAAGCTGGCGCACAACATGACGATGGACTGGTGTGCCGGACGCTGGCCGCGCCATGAAGCAGCGCCGAAGGTGGAATGGTTGAAAGCACTAAACCGCGCATTGGATAAACACCAGACACGGTATCGCCAGCAGCGTGAAGCAGAACTGCGCACAGAAGTAGCGGCGTGGGAACGCGCAGCGCTGGCCCGATTGGGCGCGAAGCAGGCGGTAACGGTTACGCCAGTGGTGACGCTGGCAGAAGCGGCATAGAGGAGAACCATGAACGCTTATATTGTGGATGGCGGGGATGTTGAAATTCTGTTGGATCAGGTTGGTACTACCCGTATCACTGATACCATGCCCTCAGATCGTATTGTATACGCAAATGACGCGGGGCAAGCGCGCGCTCTATTCATCAGTTTTTGGGCTACACATACTGAGGAATGGCTAGAACGCCACTACTTTGATCGTGATGATCCGATCTCAGTACGGCTCTATATGTCTAGCGTCGATCAACCTCGTGGCGTAGCAGGTTCGGACGATACTAACTGGCTGGATTATCTTGTCAGCCGTATGGGGGTGATGTAATGGCACTTACACGCGAAGATAATGAGAAGTTGAAAGCTCCGCTACCTTTGGAAGAGGGACACGAACTGCGCGTAGCTGAAAGCGGTGACGACTGGGCGTTCTGGTTGGTTTATACGGAGGAGGACCCGGTTAAAGAACGGCTTGACGAAGTTGATCCCAGTTGGACGTGGGCTATTACAGACAAACGCATCGGCGCGGACTTCGCCACAGTTTACGGCACACTGACAGTTAATGGTGTTTCGCGCGACTGCGTAGGTGATGGGCAGTCTCGCAAAGACGGCGGCAAGATGACGGGTGATGCAGAAAAGGGCGCAGCGACGGATGCCCTAAAGCGCGGCGCGCGGCTATTTGGTGTTGGGTTATATCTTAAAACCGCGCCACGTATTAGCACTAAGTGGGCGGCGTTCAAAAAAGAGGACTCAGGTGAAACTAAACGTGCCGCCCGAAAAGTGCAAGAACAAGCCAAGCAAGAGGCGCTTGAAAAGTTTGCCCGGTGGTATCGCCAGCAGTTCGGCGGCGCACCATCCGTGCCAGCCAGCAAGTCCGATGCGGCGCGCATTATCGGGCGCGATGAACCGCCCGTGCCGCAACCGGAGAGGCCCGTAACCCGCGCCGAACGCAGCGCCAATGACGAACCGTCGGAACGGGATGCGGTGAAAGAAACGCCAGCGGCATCACAAGAATTGATGACTGTGCCGACAGGTGCCAGCGGGGACGAGTACGATCCGTCGTCAGACATTACGCCGATCACGGCTGGTTCATGGACAACGTTTGGCAACTGGCTACCAAAAGCTGGGGTTGGGATCAAGAACTTTGAACACGCTGCCAATACGCTCCGGTTAGCATTATTCGAGGCCGGGCTGATTGGTGATAAAGATATTTCGTGGGGCGATCTATACAAGGCTGGTATCCAGATCGCCCCAGCGTGGGCCGCTATCCAGGCCCACTACGCAGCCAAGCCACAGGGCAAGGCCAGCTAACACACGACACAGCGGGGCGGCGGGCGACTGTCGCCCCTAGATGAAATGGAGATATGGAGATGAAAGATAACGGGTTGAATATCCACGACAAGATCGCCTATCTTGAAGCGCAGAACCGCTATCTCGCAAACCGCAACGCCAAACTTACGGCAGCGGTAGAGTACGTGCGGGGCGCGGTGTCGAATAAACAGTTGGCGAATTACCTGGATGGCGTGTTGGACACGTCTCAGGACACGCAGCCGATCATACCTATTGGGCTGCGGCGGGCTGGGTAGGGCGATGAATAAACAATTCAAGATGGTTGACGGCGTAAAAGTCAACGACAAGATCGAATGGACAGACTGGACGCATAACCCGATCACGGGGTGCCTTCATGGTTGTGAATGGAACATGCCAGATAACAGCAGCGCGCAATGTTACGCCAAGTCGGTAGCCGAAGGCGTAGCGATGAAGGCATATCCAGGCGGCTTTACCGCACACCATTTCTACCCGGAACGCTTGAATGATCCGTTAAAAGTCAAGCAGCCCGCGCGGATATTTCTTGGATCAATGACTGATGTATTCGGTCGCTGGATTCCAGACGAGCAAGTTTACGCTGTTCTGGACGCTTGCCGCCGGGCGCATTGGCATCAGTTCCAACTCCTGACGAAAAACCCGGTTCGGATCGCTAAGTTTGCGAACGTTATGCCGCCCAACGTGTGGCTAGGGGCAAGCGTGCCGCCGTCTATAATGTGGAATAAGCCACTTAGTGCGCGCGTTCAGAAGCGCATGTTTGAACGGACTATCAAGGCGCTTCTCGACTTGATTTTCGTGCACGCACTACCGAACATTATCTGGCTGAGTTTGGAACCGTTAAGCTTTGACGTGGTGCCGACGCTTCGTAATATCCCCAGCGCGAAGCTAATAGATTGGATGGTGATTGGCGCAGCCAGTAATGGCACAAAAACGTACCAGCCCGACGCCTTTTGGGTAACGAGTATTCTGAAGTATGCCGCCGAAAATAAAACGCCGATATTTTTCAAGGGCAACCTGAAGTGGGAACATCGGCGCTCAGAATTTCCAGCCGTTGACGGATTTGACGGGTAGAGGGGGAGGGTGGGATGACACTACTACGTAATTGGCGTGTGTTGCTGGTGATGTTCGCGCTGGCGCTCCTGGCGCGGTACGGGCTGTTCGGGGAGACGCCCGGTCCGCGCACGCGCGAAGCGAAACGGCTGTTGAAGGTGTACGCGCCGGACTTCGAGCGCGAACCGATGGAAAAAACGGGGTAGGGCGAGGGCGTATTTCTTATGTTTCTCCTATATACACGGGCGTACAGTGGAGAGGGATATTATGAACGCTGAACAAGCACTATTAGAAAACGCGGCGCTTAAGATCGTGTTAAAGCTCTTGCTGTCCCACCAATACAACCTGAACATCAAGGGTGACACGTGGGCATATCAATGCTGGGGTGCGGTATGTCAGTTTGGAGCAACATTCCAACGCTACCAGACATTGCACAGATCGAGCACCAGCCAAGTTGTTCTGTGCATCTGTGCAACCAAGTGCTGAGTAAGTGTGCTGAAAACGAGACGGCGAACGAAGAGGGCGCGTAGCAACCAGGAGCGGCATTGACCGCCCCATATCGCCAACTCTAAGCCCAGTTATGGATAGTTGACTTGCTTGACTTTCGAGGGGGAATCGTTTATACTTGTAGTTGTCTAGAGTTCACATCACGGGGATTTTTTGTTGTCGCTAAAGCGCTCATTCCATGATGCGATCTCCGGTGGACTCTAGACAAGCACACTGGCAACCGCATGGAGTGAGCGCTTTGGGTTATAAGGAGCAGGAACATTATGGATATAACATTGGAAGCGCCGCAATCGCTGAAATACGGGCAGGAGCTACCAGTTATCTACAGGTTAGACGCCGATCAGTTGGGCGGCTGGATATTGGCAGCGGTTCGGACGCGCAACCTGATGAAAGAACTCGACAATACCGATATGCCCTGGTATGACACGTTGCAAGACTGGCTCATTAGCGCGCTGTGCGAACGTGCGCGGCGCGAGAGCAAGCCCGGCAGACCGAAGGAGTAGGGGAGATGGTTCGCAGAGATGTACTTGAAGCGTACTTAATCAACAAGAAAGCACCCGTTGAAGTCTGTCACGCCTACCGCGATTTAGTCCAGGAGATAAAAGACATGCAAGCATACAACGATACCAATAGCAAGATTGTTGAAGGCCGTCTTGACACGATGATCGATTGGTTGATCAACAACCTGGATCGTAAAGCATTGATTGATCTGGCGGTCAAAGCGCGTGACGAATATACCGCACTTGAGACGTTCGCAGGCGCGACGACTCTTGAGGCTACACTAGAAGCCTTCACGCTGCGTATTAATGAGGAATTCGACGGCTGCGATCACGAGGCCGGGATTTGTAACTGCGATCTGCGGTTTGCGCTGAATGGAGAACCCCCAGAGCCAACGCCACCACCGCAACCACCGGGTTACACTCTCAGATGAGGCGTATCGATAAGCCAGTTTTCTATATGTGCCATTCGGTTAACCTATCTTGAGGCAGTCAATGGTCGCAACAACACAGCTAACCCTCTTCGATGTTTACGAGTATATCCCGGCGATTAATCCCGCACCGATACCGGATCGGCTGTGTGTGGGTCGGTTCCTGCACTTGGGCGCTGGTATCCAATCGAGCACAATGGCAGAGATGATCGTTGAAGGCGATCTAACTCGCGTTGACGCGGTACTATTTGCTGATACCGGCAATGAACCACCCTGGGTGTACGAGCAGGTCTGGTATTTAGCCGGACGGCTGGCGAGTATTAACATTCCGCTGATCGTCTCTATGAAGTCCACGCAGGGGATCATGCTGGATTCAATGCTTCCTGGCGAAAGATTCGCCACAATGCCATTGTACACATTAGATCCTAAAACCGGAACCATTGGGAAGTTGCGGCGGCAATGTACCTCAGAATATAAGATTGAACCAACAACAGGATATACCCTTGATTGGCTTGTAAAGCAAGAACACGCCAAACGGATCACCGATAAAAACGGCGTAGTATCCAGGCGAGTTAGTCGTCAAGTTTATATCGAAGAGTGGTTTGGTATCTCGCTTGATGAGTTTGGGCGGGCTGGACGCAATCGCGGCGCGAAGTGGCAGCGGGCGGTATATCCGCTTATCGAACGCCGGATGAAACGATCCGACTGTATCCAGTGGCTTAAATCGCACGGTCTAAGAGTGCCACGTAAATCGTCGTGTATTATTTGCCCGTTTCATGATGCTGATTTCTGGATTGATATTGCTGACAATTACCCTGCGGTTTTTGAAATGGCATGTACTTTTGACGACTGGTTAAGGTCGCCTGCCGCAAAAACAAAGATTGCGCGAAAGCTAAAGCACGATGCTTATCTGCATCCATCATGCAAGCCGCTGCGCGAAAGGCCGTTTTTGAAGTATCAGATCGCGCCGGAATTGTGCGGCGATCATTGTAGGACATAGCACTATTGTGAAAAGCAATCTATTGAGTAGGGTGTATGAAAACCAGGAGAAAAGTATCAAATGTGCGAACACGAGCATACATCATGGTCAGATGAGGACGAAGGCGTTTTGTATTGCCAGGATTGCGGACGCGCTATCCAGTTTATTTGTGATGCATGTCACGGCGAAGGTTTTGTTGACAGTGCTGAATTTAACGCAGACTGGGTTAATTACGCCGAAGACGAATTCGAGATTTGCCCGATCTGTCAGGGTGATGGCGTAATCGATATTGTGAACGCATCATGACCAACCCTAACGCCCTAACCCCGCGCTCGGCATCCTTGCCAGCGGACATGAACCCGGCGGCATGGGCGCACGGGGCGGGGTAGTTGATAGCAGAGAATAGGAGATGAGGTAACGATGATATTCAAACAATGGCAAGAAATATTCGATGGCAAAAAGACACAGACACGGCGCGTTGTAAAATCGGGCGAAGAAATTGAATACGGCATACCGTACTATGATGGAACGGGCCATTTCGATGATGCTCCGATCTTTGCCGTCAAAAGAAACGGGCGGCTTAAATGGCAATACGGCAAGGTTTACACCGTTGTTCCGGGGCGCGGTCGTCCTGCAATCTATGTAACATCAAACCAGCATGATCACCTTATCGCTATTCAGTCGGACGCTTTATGGAAGCAGGCAAAGAACGATCTGTTTATCGCAGACGGCAAATCGCACCCTAATGATTGGATGCAAAATGAAGTTGGGCAGCCGCTGCGTATTCGCATTACAGCAATCCGACAAGAGCGATTACAAGACATCAGCGAGGACGACGCGCGCGCCGAAGGGTACAGACCAGGACTTACCGTTATTGATAACCTCGTGCCGAACATGCCGATCACATGGTATCAGCAGTTATGGCGGAGCATCAATAAAACAAAGGGCACGCGATGGGAAGATAACCCGCTGGTGTGGGTGCTGACCTTCGAGGTTGTTAAATGAGTAACGCCCTGATCCCTGTCTCTGGACGTATACCGGCTGATCTCAATCCGGCGTTGGTCTACATCGGCAGTCTGCCCGCACAGCGCAGCCGGGAAACGATGCTTGACGCATTAGATATTATCGCGGGCATGGTAAGCCAGGGGCAAGAGACGGCGGAAATGGCAAAAACGAATGCACGAGCATGGCGGCGCGGGGCCGCCGGGGAGGGTAAGGGACTGATGGCCGAACAACCAACAGGTATGGCGCTGAACCGCGCGATTGCCGAGGCGCTTGGGTGGCGCGTAGAGGTGCGTAAACTGAGCCATTCGGGGGATATGGACTGGTTGGTTCTTGTGCGTCCAGATGGCACCGTATTTGAAACACCCGACTCGTATCTACCCCGGTTTCGGCCAACTAATCCGTTCGCTGAAAACGCATTGTGGGATCATGCACCAGATTGGGAGCACGATGCGGGCGCGGCCTATCTCCTGTGCCTGGATTGCCTTGACAAGCTGAACGTGCTTGAAAACAATCAGTGGTATATGGAGATCGGGTTAGGATCGGTGTCATTCTCGCGTTGGTGTGGTAATGGTCCTTATATCTCGGACTCACTTGGCGTTGACGGCAGGAATGCCGAGGCGCTGGCAAATCTGGCACGACTGGCGCTTGAGGCGATTAAAGCCCAGGCGGAGCGAAAGTCTTAGTACGATAACCGCGATTCGGTTTGGTTGACTTTACCCCTAAAAACTGGATGTATGACTTGCTTGACAAATGTCTAACATGCGATACAATTAAATCATAGATTAGACAGCAATCAGGAGTTCAGGCAATGGAGCAAAAAGTAATTAAGGCATTCGGACTGACAATACACAATCCTCATGTGACAAACGCGCGCTTATTCCGTGGCGATAAATGTACTGTCACAACTGGATTACTGCCAGACCTGCGACGGGTGCACATCATGGAATATGAAGCTAAACCCGGTAAGGCATATGTTGAAATTCTCAGCGGCAACTATCTCTCTTCTTCATATTGGATCAAGACCGATGATATTATCGAGTCGAACGAAGATGCAGAGTATGGACACGAGTGGAATGTTTACGGCGATGATGTTGAGCGAACCATGTATGCGCCACATCCTCCGCTGTTGAAATGGCGCACTGTGGCCCAGTGGAAACAAGCAACCGATGGTCGTGTGGTTATTCTCTACCGCCGCTTTCCACTAATCGACGCGGCGCGAATCGAGGCGCAATAATATGCCAACCTTTACCACGCAGCAGGCGGCTGATCAACTTGGTATCAGCCGCCAGGGGATAATCAAGGCCATTAAGCGCGGCACACTCAAGGCGCGTAAAGTCGGGCGCGACTGGCAGATCAGCGCGCGGGCAATTGAGCAGTATCGTATCGATCATCTAGGCAAGCCGGGCAGAAAAGGTAAGTAATCATGGAAATTGATCCACGTTGGCAGAAAAACAGCAATGTGTATACATGCGACTGTGGCGCGACGGTCCATAACTCCACGTATCTATGGGCTAATCAGCACGGCTTTGCCAAGCGTGTATTTTGCGATCACTGCGGGCAATGGACAGACGTAAGTTACTGCGACAGTGAAGGGTGGGTATTGCGGATCGTGCATGAACCCCACGCACGGCAGGAAGATTAGTATACCGAATCCGCGTTCGCGCGCAAAGGCTAATCATGATCTATTTACTACCAGCTTGGGTAGGGTTGCGTCCCCATAGCCGCTGGCAGGTTTCAAGCAGCGGAAACGGCGCGAGATGTTTATGCTGAATTATGGGATAACATCAACGCGCGTAAGGGCACACGGTGGATCGACAATCCGCTAGTGAACGTGCTGTCCTTTATCCGCGCTGATGTACCGAAACCGGACTTGGCAATCTCCTCGATGAGTGTGGCTACGCCGTTGGGCGTATTTGAGTTAGGCGTGATAGGTGACTTCGAGGGCATCATGAGGATGCTGGAAGACGCGAGTGTGTTAAGTAATCCAACTGGAACAGCGGAATGAAACTACCTATTCGTATTCGGATCGCCCGCTACGGCGTCTATATCGACTGGCGCGACTACCCCACGCTGGTCATCCGCTGGAATGGGTCGCGCTATTGGCTCGATATGAACTTCGAGGCGGCATTCCCCAGCCTCAAGGCGTGGCGGCTGCACAATGAGGCGTATTCGCAGCATTGCCTTGAGGATAGCACGGACGCCATTGTGCGGGGCGCGATAAGGCGGGCAATACGGGGCGGTGAGTACGAAGAGCCACTATTGCAACAATTGCAATAACGGATCGCGTTATTGCAAAATTCGGCGGAAATTGAAATAAGAAGAAAGGATGTTCGATGACTGACCAACTATCAGGATGCGAGTTGAACCGCGCGATTGCGGATCGGCTGGGATACAAGCTCTATGAGGGCAATGGACGATATGGACGTTTTGTGGTTATGAAGCCGCCCGCGCATGAATACACGGCTGAGCAGTGGGCTAAGTTTTGGGATATGACTGAAGCCTACGCAACACCTGACGACGCTTATTCCAGTCGATGGTTGCCTGACTGGGCCAACGATGCGGGCGCGGCACTCGAATTATGCCTTAGTCTGCTTGACAAATTAAATACTCCCTCACTGGCAGACTGGGACTTAACCTTTATGCGCGAGTCCGTGTCTTTTCAGGATTGGAGTGGTAATTTTATACGCAATTCATATAGCGTTGATGGCCGATCCGCCGAGAGCTTGGCGCGGCTGGCGTTGATGGTGCTGCGCAATAAGAAGGTGGCAGGAGGGGCGTAGTAGATGGATATTGGAATATATATCAAAACACAACGTCAATCACGCAATTGGTCAATGGACGAATTGGCGCGGCGTTCAGGTGTGTCAAAAACGCATATCTCAAATACCGAGAACAGGCATTCCGATCCGTCATTACATATCCTTCAACTGATAGCCAAAGCGTTTGATACAGCAGTGGGTGATATGTTGGTCGATGCAGGGTATACATTCCGGCAAGACAGTGATCATTGCCCGATGTGCGGTTTTAATCCTAATGGAGGGGCGTAGGATATGCGCTGGTATTTAGTTGTTTCAATTCCTCGTTCGGAAGTGATGGCCTTCAAGCTGGGCGTGATGGACGCGCCGCCGCCTAAAAGACGATAGCCCCCTTTAGCGTTCGCGGCATTTCGATCACGCAAATGCCAAAGGGTATTTATTGGCCGATACCCCCAGTTTTTAGGGGGATGACTTGCTTGACACCTTAGCGATAACGCTATATAATAAAGGTATAAGGTTAGCGATACAGCTAAGGGAAAAGGTAATGTTTAACGAACCGCTCACTCAAGAATACACCAACTGGATCAACAAAGCTCTTGAAACCCTGACCACCAAGGGTATCGCAGTCAACATCCAATTTAAAAGTGAGCGTTTAGGTGCTGAGGGGGATTACGCCTCTTACAGCACAATGACGAGTGCAATTTATATCAACACGAGCATGAGCGTTGAAACCATTGCCGCCGAAACGGCTAAGGATTACTCAAATCGTTGGTTTTCAACCAACGACCCGCTCCACATTCTCGTTCACGAAATCGCTCATTTTTTACATGAGTTTACATATCGCCCAACAAGTATTCGCCCCGACTGGCAAACTATCGCCACTGAGCAGGTTAGCCGCTACGCGGCGGTTAGTTATAAGGAGTTGATCGCCGAAGTTTTTACTGGATTAGTTTTTAGCAAAACGTACTCAACTGATGTTATGGACCTCTACCGCCAACTTGGCGGTCCAGATATACCATAAAGGAGTGCAGATGGAGTTCAAACAAGTCTCGACCGAACTAAGTGAGGCCAACGAAGAGCGCCCTATCAGCCAGGCGGTGCTCGATTGGCTCAAGGCTCAGGGCGACAAAACCGCTCAGACCAAGAGCGGGATGAAAGTATCGACCAGATATTGGTCGAAAAATGACGCGGAACGTCTTTACGTCAACGCGCGAGGGACCTACGCTTTTTACATAGACTTAAAGACCGGACAGCGTATCTGGGGTGGAGATTTCCTGTTCAAGTATTTCCACGAGATCATGGAGGCTTTGTGGCAAAATGTTTAAGTTTCACGAGATTTTTACCGATGAGCACCTCAACCGATTGGCCGCTGCTGTTCGGGCGGCCAACACTCCCGAATGGCAAAAGTTACACCCGGATGCTAAAGGGTGGCACGCCTGGGCGGTTGCGCAAAAGATTATTCACCCAGCGTGGACCGAATCGGAGATTGAGCAACTACTGATCTCGCTGCACGATACGCTCGTCGGCTTTACTCAAGCCGATCCGAACTTGGCGTTTTACACGCCAGATGATATGCAATGGCTAACTGAGCGCGTTCAGGAGCGCGATGCACTAGCGCTCCACATTTGGCTGGCAAAGTGCGCTCTCTCGCCAGCCGATGAGTGGCTGACCCCGGTCCAGGTGGCTGAGATGACTCATACCACCGAGTCCGGTTGGCGCAATAAGTGCGCGGCGGGGGCGATACCAGGAGCAATCAAACGGGGCAAGCAGTGGTTACTCCCTAAGTCGATTTTGGGGTATATGGGGATATTATAATCCCCGGAAAGGAAACAAAATGTTTAACGAAGACGAAATGAACGAAATGCCGTCCCTGGCAGAGCGGGACCGTCTCGCTGCTTTGATGGGAACAGTAGAGTACCGTCGGATGCGCAACGACGTAACGTCGGGCGCTTATGAGTTTGCAAAGACCGAGGGCGGCGTTGTGGTGTCGTCAGGCGTGCGCCTGCTCGACGCCGAATGGCAAACTGGCGACCCCTTCCATAACGATTGGGTGGGCAGCCACGAGGCAGACCTACTCGCAGCCGGGTTCGAGCACCCGGAACAGTGGCGCGTTTGGATGAACGAGTGGATCAAGGCATTGAGCTTGTTATAAGTCCGCAACCCCGCTTCGGCGGGCATATCGACCGAATTAGCACCGGGGCGCGGCGTGAGACGCGCGGGAGAATGGAATGGAAACCAAAAATGCAGTGCAAAATATCGTTCGCGTGTGCTGCGGAGATTATCCGCATGTTTTCATCAACCGATTCACAGAGTCGTTTCCGTCGTTGCAGAAGGTTGCGGCCAGTGATTTACTACTGGCGCTAGACGGTGATCAGGCGGCGGTAGATCGTATAAACGTCGCCCTGGACGAGGGTGACGGCTTGAGTGGAAACGGCGATGGCTGGCGTGGCCGCGTCGAAGTAGGCGCGCGGCGCCTCGAACTCCACCCCTACGTGGAAGATCGGTTCCTGGTTCTCCAACGACAGGGCTTTGAATTGGAAATCTATGCTGATTTTACTCAGCGCCCCTCACTCCACGTCGCCAGTAACTTGGCGCATGGTTACGGCTCAAAGGCGCACCACTTTTTCACCCTAGACGACCAGGGCGGGGAAGTTGAAATTGAGAATGTTCTTGATTTCATCGAAGGCGCGCAGAAGGCAAAGGAGGAATTGTATCAAGAGGAGGAAAAGGCGACACAGGCGTATCTGGCGTCTCTTCCTCGGTGTGAAGACGCAGAAGACGAAGACGATCTCAGCGCTGCAACCCTCATCCAATTACGCGCTAACTCCTCCCCCTTGATTTTTGAGGATGACGAAGAGTAGCGCGACGGGAGACGCGCAAGACAATTTGGTGCAGGCCCGCTTCGGCGGGCTTTTTTATTGGAGTACGGCGGTGATCTGAACGTTTGTGCTAATAGGCAAAGCGAGGTACAATTAAGTCCTCAACACGTTTAAGCCCCTGCTGCTGCAAGAACAGCACAGGGGCGCGAGTTAGCCTAATAGAGGTAGGCGAACCATGCAGATCATACCAGATTCCCCAGTATATTGCTATTGCCTCATTGATCCAAGATCAGGCTTGCCCCGATATATAGGTATCTCGAAAAAGGTTGACTTTCGAGTACGAGATCACCTATCAACCTCTAAGCACGAGAAAAACCACAAAGCCAACTGGTTAAAGCAACTGGCGCGAGAAGGGTTAGTGCCTGAAGTGCGCATATTCAATGAATGCGCAACCCTTGAGGAAGCTCAGCGGTGGGAACGTTTCTGGATAGCCACTGGTCGTGAGGCGTATTCGTGGCCGTTGACTAACCTCAATAGTGGAGGGGAGGGTCAGTTCAACCCGTCACCTGACGTGCGCGCACGCATGAGTGACGCCGCCGTTTCTCGCTGGCAAAATCCAGAGTATCGAGCGCGTCAAAGCGAAGCACTCAGAAAAATGAGGAATGACCCTGATGTCCGCGCCCGTCGAGACGAAGCACTTCGTCCCCTATATGATGATGTAGAATGGCGCGCCCGCCAAAGCGAGAACCAACGAGCAGTATGGGAAGACCGTGAGTATCGAACACGACAGACTGAAAAGATTCGCACGACGTGGAGCGATCCAGATAAGCGCGCCCGCCAAAGTGAACTTAGTCGCAATAGATGGAAAAACCCTGAATACCGCGCTCGATCAAATAAGGCAAGACTGGCAACGATGTCAAGTTCAGAATATCGAGTGCGTAGGAGCAAAATATCTAAGAAAATGTGGGATGATCCAGAGTATCGAGCGCGTCTTAGTGAAATACGTCGCACTTTTGGCGCCGATCCTGAGTATCGCGCTCGTAGAAGTGCAATTGCCAAAGGACTATGGGCTGATCCTGAGTATCGTGCAAAAATGATTGAAGGAAAGCGGTTGCTCTGGGATGATCCAGAGTATCGCGCCAGCAAAAGCGAGATTTTAATTTCTGCACGCAACTGGCTTTATGATCACCCAGAGCAGCAGGGAAAATCGGGTAAGTGGTTAGCTGAAAACTGCCACCCTGACGGGAGAAACATTTCTCGTAGCACTTGGTACAACGCCAAGCGGATAGTGGCTAAAGCCGAAGCGAAACAATTGCCGCTACTGTAGCCTGCCCTGCCCTACCTGAACATGTCAGGCAGGCAACGTGTCTCGTCTGACCATGATCCTGGTGAACCGAAATTCCAGAAGGCAAAACCATCGAAGATAGAATGGTGCACGGTGTAAACGCGGATCGTTTCCTGAACAGCCAACTTGTTATCGTAGCAGGTTGGCTTTACACTTCCTGCCCCTTGATAACCATCAGATAAACCGAGTTCGCTTACAATCTTTGGTCCCACAAAGTCACGCAACCCGAAGCCGTAATCTTCCCTCATCTGCACGTCGCCTAGAATCGCGTTTCCTGCCACAAATGACCAGTTAACCCATGTCCAGGACTGATCTGGGTTAGGGTGATAGGCGGCACTATGCCAGGATACCCCATGATATTTAGGTGTGCCGTCTACCCACTTGCCGCAGGGATGATCGTTCGCCCAGATCATGTAGGGCACGATACTCCCCCACTGCCGTTTGCCAATATCGGGCCAGCCAGGAAAGAACGCGGGCGCAAGGATGCACTCTCCACGAGCGCCAAAATAAGCCGCTACGTCTATCATAAACTGTGAGAGATAGGGGTACTGCTCATCCGTGAAGCCCATCTCGTTTTGTGGCTCAATATAATCGAAGTCAAGTTGAGCCAGTGCATACACACGGCTGGCATAGCCTGTATGATCGAACCGTAGTTCATGATCTGTTGGGTTCTCTATGCGGTAATCGCGCCAGATGGTAACGATTGCCGGGTTGAGTTGCTTCAGAACCCGGCAAATATTTTCCGTCAACGGCAGGCACTTGGCGATCCCGACATAGGGCGCAAGCGCGGCGGCGTCAAAGTTTGTGGGCCAGGAGATATGCACCCCTGGCAATATCTTTCCGCTGGCGAATGGTCCGCCGTCCGGCAAGGCCGCCTGTCTGGGCAGCCCTACGCAGTCGCCCCGCAGTGCCGCGAGATTACCTTGTGCCGGGATGTACATCGCAACCCAGCCGTAGACATTCTGGCCCGAAGCGGACAGACGTGAAAAATAGACCCAGCGTTCCGCCCCATTGATATAGTCCTTATTGGCGATGCCTGACTGCCCCGGCGCGAGTTTGCCTATCGAGGCGTGGCTGATTCCTGGCCCGCTGCGGATATTGATGTTTCCATTCAGCGGGTTATAGACTTCGCACCCTGTCACGACGGGCGGGAGCGGCGTCGGCGTCGGCACGCTGACCGTCGGCACAGGTGACGGCGGCGGGTTGTGATCATACACGGTAGGAGTGAGGGCGGGATCAAAGCAGATTGTCTCCGTATCCCCGTATCCGGCCACCAGGTTAGTCCCGATGCGCATCCAGCCATGCACGCCGTTATGGTTGACTTCGATCCACTCGTTGAGGCCGTCCTGGTAAATGTAAAACGACATGACAACCACGTTGGTAACGCGCAGCACTGTGCCGATCTGCTGGGCCGTGTCCTCATGCCCGCGCCGGATCATGTGTGGCTCGTTCAATACACGCGCCAGACACTGCTCGTCCGGCTCCGGCGTGATGGTTTCAGTCTGCACTTCCGGCGTAGGTGTTGATCCCGAATCAACACCTGGCGTATACGTGGGGTACGGCGTATAGGTCGGATACGGCGTGCTGCTGGACATGGGCGTCTCTGGCGCGGCAGTGGCACGATTTAACACGCTGATGTGATACCCTTCCGCCGTGATGGTGATGGGGGCGATCTGCGTGCGGCGATCTTCGGGGTAGGCCACGTAATCACCGGGCGGTACCGACTCTCCCACCGCGCACGCAGATAACAGCAGGACCAGCAGCACGAACAGGAAATGTTTCATGTTAGCCCTGAAACCCTTGCGGGGGCACTGATTCCTGCGGCGGTACGCCATCCGTCAGGGTATCCAGGGTATCAAACAGCGCCCGCCCCCACGTCGCCACACGTTCGGGTGTGACCTTGATCCCCGCCGCATTGGCTGCCTTCATCAGCACGGCGATACTGCCCAGAAACGTAGCAATCTGGACAATAGCCGGATCGGTTGGCTGATCAAAGTAAGTTCGCCCCGTTTCGGCGGCATTGTTGACCAGCTTGCCGACGCCGGATTGACCGAACGGCACCAGCGCCTTATCGATGTTGCCGAATGTGGCGTTGAGCTTTTTGGCAACGAGCGCAATATAGACGAGCAACGCGCTGAGCAGCGCGAGGGCGATAAAGATACCCAAGCCAATCAAGGCTTGTACGATTGGATTTAGGTCAGACATGGTTCATTCTCCTCATAGTATTACGAACGAATAGGGTACGATACGGACGATCCGACAGGGCCGGGTTATATGGTTAGGCTGATCCACTGCTGCGCGGTCAATTCTTTCCCTGCCGTGTTAGGATGCGCGCCATCGAGCGTGTATGTCACGCCGTTATCGCCAGCCTCTAGGAATACCTTTTCATCTGGGCCTTTTCGCGCAAAGGCGCGCGAGGCCACAATGTCGGCATTCCAGGCTGCCAGTGTGATACAGTCAGCATCTTCGTCCCGTCGCCAGGGGTCCATAATCCATACGAGCGCATTGGGATACTTGGTATTAAAAGCGTCTAACATATAGAGATAGTTCGCCTTGTACGTCGCTTCGGCGGGCATTGACCGTGCATCATTAGCGCCGAAGTTGGACATGATGATTTCCGGTTCCGGCGTTGCGTCCAGCGCGGCCAGTTGCGCGTCAATCGCCGCTGCTGCGTTGGCGACGGTCCAGCCGCCCGTCGCAAGGTTGGCTACTAATCCCCATCCCACACCGGTTTGTTGTTCCGCGTACCACTTGTACAACCAGGACCACTCGCTAAGTGTTGCCCCCGTGACGGTTTTGCTATCCCCGTGAACGAGAAAGTAACGTGCCTCACTCAAAAAGGGCTGGGTTGGCTACCTCGGAGAGCCGTTAGTGTTACGTCAGGTGTATAGACCGTATTAACGCCCTTTTGGTCGTTGTAGGTCGCGTCCGTTATAGGCGCGCCGCGCTGTGTCCACACGGCAGATTCGCGCGTGTAGACCCGGTGTTCATCACCAATGCAGATCACACGCAATCCGTCCGCCGTTCCCACATCGGCAATTGAGAGCTTACTGGTCTCGGTGGCTCCGTTGATCAAATACAACGTCATGTCCCAGGTCGTATTGGCAGCGCTGCGAACCAAACGCGCCCGCCAGAATTGGTCCGCGCTCTCTAATGTGCCTGTAATTCGATAATATAAATTGAACTGCGAGTTGTAGAAGGGCGACGCTGGCAATGTCACGTCGGTTTCAACTTGCATATCGGCGGACGGCATGGTCTGATGCGCATTGAGTGTAAGCGCACTACACGATGCGTCATCCATGCGGAACGACTGATTTAAATCCCCTGACGCGCGCCCTCTAAAAAAAGCTGTGGTTCGAACGCCGGGCAACCGCCGAATCACGTATACCGGAACCCAACCTGTACCCGTGATAGGAGTAGATGGCGCAGCGATATTTACATCATCTGTCCACTGTAAATAGCACCCTAACGCCGTGTCCACATTGCGCAGCCATAGCGTGCCTAAATACCAATGCCCGCCGGTCAGCCCCGTTAGGTTGTACTGTGCATAGTTACTTGTACCACTCACGCCCTCAAGAACGTCCATAGACGCCGATCCCGCGCCGCCCGTGCGCTCGTCGGCTGCACTAGACAACGCCGCGTGTGCGCCAGCCAGCCACCCCGTAGGCGGATCGCCTGTTTCCATATTGCCATTGGTTATTAACTCGCCTACCAGCGCCTGAGTGAACGCGGTCACGCTCACCGTCCAACCACCCCCCGCCCCCGGCCCGACGCCCGGCACGCCCAGTATCGCCATACTGATACCCATATCCCCTACCCTTCCCCTACCGGATCGGCGGTACTCTGTTCGCCCCGCTCCGGCGGCTGCTCAGGCAACGTGTTTTCTACTGTCTCTTTGATCACATCAGAATTAAGCGGTCCCGTATCGCGCTTTTGAAGCAGTTCTACTTTGAGGGATAGTTCAGTCACACGCGCCCGCAAATCATCACGCTCTTTACGCAGTTCGTCGCGCTCAGCGGAGATTTCCTCAATACACGCTTGCAACGTGGCAATTTTATCGGCACTCTCCCGTTCGCCCCGTTCGCGGGCCTGCTTTTCAGCATTGAGAGCAGATTGCAGGCGGATATGTTCGCGCGTAAGATTGTTCAGGCGTTCTTCGGCGGCTTGCTGCGCATCACTGACGCTCTTTTTCAATGCCTGTCGTTCCTTGTCCCACGTATCGCGCTCAACCTCCTGCAAGGCCCAGTCCTTACGGCGCTCAGCAATCATGTCCCGAACCTGCCCATTGAGTACCGTATTGACGTCGGCGGCGGCTTGCAGCGCGGTACTGAAACTTCCCATGTGACGAACCATGCGACTTAACAGCGCCAATACAAGACCGATCAGCGTGAGCACGCTTAAGATAATGCCCGTCAATACCTCCGATGATAGTTGAATTTCCACTATGTACGTTTACCCTCTCCGGGGCGATCTGATGATATAATGTGTTACAAAGCCCGTTGTCGTGCGCCCCCTGCACGGCGGCGGGTTTTTATCCTACTCGCACCGCGTCAATAATCAGACGCTTCTCCCCCACACACGCCGTCAGGAGCAGCCGCGAGTCGGCGACTGGCGCTAACCAGCTTGTATCCTGCACACTGACTATAGTTGCCCCCACGACCTCAAATCTGACCACCAGGGGCCAATGGGCGAGATACAGAGCATCTCCTACCTGTAGTCCATCTATTGCTCCAAATACGCCCGGATTATGCCCTGCCAGCACAATGCGCCCCGCCGGGTAATCATCCGCGTCGGTCGCAATGCTGCCGCCCGCGATCAGCAAGTCGGCGTAGGTGGTATCCAGCCATGCCGTACCAGACAGGTGCACAGCGTAGTCATCTGGGATGATGTGAAAGCCGTCCGTGCCGATCTCTGACTCGTACAGCGGTTCGGCCATCTTTAGCCGCTCGATATACAGCCACCCGATAATGGTGTCCTCTTGCGCGTGTACGTGTGCGCGTGGAAACACCATTCCGATTACTAAGGCAATGATCATGACTCTACGCTTAGACATATATCCCCCAGAACACTAAGCAGACTATATGATCATTGTCTTATATAATCTCTATTACGTGCCCCCTAATTATGGGTTATCCTGCACCGATCCGGTGGATAGATATATGGTTTAAATTCGCATTATTGGATAAGGCTAACGACCCGCCTGTTGCCTGTAGTAGTCCCAATGCAATCGTGTCGTCAGCGTTAGCGAACACAATGCCAGACCCGCGAATAGACACCAGATACGTTTGTGCAGCAGAGTTATTATTACGGGTAGCGGCTAGATATAACCCGCCTGTTCCGTTGACAAATGCGCGAATTGTCAATAGTTCATTGAGTGCCCATGCCGTACTGGTTGCAAACGTGATCAGTGTGGATACATAGTAATAACCACCGACAGGCGCGGTATACACCCAACTAGCACCCGTTGTAACAAGGCTGTACGGGTCATATACCGCCGTGTCAAAGTTCACTACTTCTTCAGAATTGTTCTCAATCGTTTGCCCTGCGCTCGTTTTGTACACGGCAATCGGGTTGCCTACGTCGCGCGTTTCCAATGCTTCTAGGCGCTGCTCAAGCAGGGACATGCGGTAGATAACTTCGCTCACCACATCGGACATTACAGCACCTCCAAGCGTGATTCAATCTTCTCACCGCTGCGGTTCACCGTAATGGCTACCGGGCTTATAATGCCGTTGAACTGTCGCTCATCGAATGACGCGGTTACCTTGTCGCCCATTTTCCACTCGATACCATAGCGCATAGTGTCGGTTGGATGCAGCTTGGCGCTAAACATAATGCGCTTATTCACCTTACGGATCTGCGCGTTACCTGCCTGACGCAGCGCCGCATTTGTGTTCGTCTGGTTAGAGGCGTTATAGAACATCTCGCGGCGGTTCCAGGGACTTACACCAATACGCGCGGATTGTTCCACCGCTAACACACGGCGGTTTGCCTCTTCGCCCTGCCCGCCTACATAAACCACACTGCGTTCATCGTTGTAATCGTAGGTCAGGTTAGCGTCGGTCAAGTTGCCCCACTCGCTACTAAATACCAGCGGATTAGATGATGTGTAGGTGTGGTCTGCGCCGGGCTGGTTGATGTACGTCTCAAACTGCCAGCTTAAGCGGCTGTTGGATACAATGCGCGGCGTCATATCGAAATACACCGCCGTCCCTTCCTCATACGCCATGTCTGCAATCTTGTTCAATGTATCCAGTACGTTAGCCCATGCGAAACGCTTGGTTACTGATGGGCCGAGAGACAGGTCAGGTGCAACAGCTAACCCGTAACTGGTGAGATTGCGCGCCGTGTTGGTCGCGGTACTGCCAAGATTGCTACGCACGATTGACTTCATAGCGTTATCAGCATAGGTGCTCGTTTTGGCTAACGCTGCGTTAGACGCATAGGCCACAATACGCGAGTTCAATAATGAATTGCCGTCCATGCCCGACAGTGTGAGTACCTTAACACCGCCCTGCTCCTGGATGTTGATATGCCGCACGAGTCCCAACATCTCAAACCGTGCCGACTTGCCATCCACGCCGCGCCAGATTTCAATCATCTGATCGCGTTGAATGTACTTGCGGTTGATGGTGTCAGGAATGACCAGCGAAAACGCGCCGATTGAGTTTGCCGCCCGCACAAATTTCAGGCTAATGAAATTATCAAGCAGCGCTATGCGGTCGCCCTGACTGGTTGATAGCCAGATCTCATAGTCAACAAGGTGGCTCATGCTGCTACCCCATCAGCCGACCAGTGTGTTACTTTCCATTCCATCGTGGCAGTAATCGTCGGCGTACCAGAGTCCCAAACATACGCTTCAATTTGGTTGACGCCGGGTTGTAAATAGAATGCGCCCACATCAGAGTTACGTAGAATCGCGCCCCACTGGTTGCCCGAAAACGACGAAGTGCACGACTTATTACCGGGTGACAGGTCAATGGTTAATTCTTCGCCATCTTGCAGGTAATAACTAAAGTACAACGTGCCACCTGTTGTGCGGTTGCGGATAAGTTCTAGCAACGCCAATGTCCCACCCGACCGCTTAATTTTGATAACGGGATACGCTGTGCGGGAACCACTGTTAGTAACGGAAGTGGTACCCCATAGCGTAGCGGTCCCGGTGTTAGGGTAAATAAGAATCGCCTTGGAGTCATCGATTAATAAATCCGCAAAGGTTGTTGCTGTATTAAGCGGAATAGCCGCGCCAAAATGCGTCCAGAAGGACCCGTTCCAAAACGCTACTCGCTCATCAGGCCCCGTTCCGCTTTCTGGAGCGCTAATGGAATTAAAATGTCCCATTGCGTAAATACCATCATTTACTACCCTTATGCTGGTAACAACTCCGTCTAGTCCGTCGCCTAAGGGAGACATTTGCGTTCCATTCCATCGGGCGATATTCGCACATGCCCTGCCCCCTGCGGTGCTGAATTGCCCGCCTAGAATAAGCTCACCGTTACTGTCAATTGCTAGTGCGGTAACGTAAGCGGATGTGTCGTGTGCAATTCCGGTACTAAGAGGCTTCCAAGTTGAACCGTCAAGGTAAGCTATACCATCATATGTCGTGGAGTTTAAATTGGTGAAATTCCCCCCCGCATATACTGTGCCATCTGGTCCAATAACCAAGGCTGAAACATTGGAGTTCAAACTACCAATTGCTGCCCATGTATCTGTAGCTTCATTCCATGTCGCAATATTTGAAGCAGCCACGCCACCAGCGGTTGTGAAGGTGCCGCCCACATAAAGCAATCCGCCAGAAGAAAGGGCTAATGCAAATACAGTAGGCACCCCACCACCAGTAACGCCTGAGTTACCGCTGTAAGTGAGCGCAGTCCATGCCGGAGACGCCGCCAATGTATCCCATTTCGCAATACGATTAACTGCTACACCGCCCGCTGTGGTAAAATCGCCCCCCGCGTATAAATCACCATTGGGCGCAAACAACATCGAATAACAAGAATGATTAGTTCCTGCCAATCCCGTTCCTAGAGCGGCCCACGTTTCAGTACTCATGGTAAAGCTTGCAATATTTGCCGCTGCCACGCTGCCTGCGGTTGTAAAGTTGCCACCTATATACACCTTGCCATCGGGTCCTTTGAGAACTTTATGACCACTAGAGACAGGTACGGGAGTTAATCCACCGTTGGCCGTTGACCAACTCGTTCCGCTGTAGTACAAAAATGAATTAGCATTTGCAAGGCTATCTTTTACATCCAACGCCGCCGCTCTATTCCCATCCTGATAAAAGAATGGGTCATAAGCAATCAGGCGAAGCGGTATATTCTCTTCGTTGTTACCGTTCGGCGTGCCAAACCCTAACCCGCTATCGTAATAGGCCGATAGCTCGGCGGGAGTTGACGAGTTCGCCCCGGTATAACGCAGTGTAACAGGCTGGTTCTTGTTCACGAGGTCAGACTTGAGCGCGTCAATAATATCCTTGCGCTGCCCATGTAAGTCGGCGCGTGAGCTTCCATCGACCAGCCCTGTAAGCGTAAGTACGCGCGGATTAATACGCTCACCCAGATACGTAGCGCCGGGCAACAATGCGGACTGCTGGCTGATATGATTAATCGGCGCATAGCCTAGCTCCTGCAATCCGGTCACATGCAAGCCGTAATCATCGGTCAGGTTGTATACGCGCCCGCCTGAGCGCTCCTGTGCATTGCGTGTGCTCGTGCTGTAGTGCGCGCGCCCGGCCCATGAACAACCACGCTGAGTACCATCACAGTAGGTGGTGTCGTGGTCCTTTAATTCGACTTGCACGCCGTCGATATAGAGCGTGCCTGCATCGTCGCCCAGAATGTAAATAAACAGGTCAATGGCGGTCGCTGTTGCGGCGGTTGGTCCTACAGTAAGCGAGTAACGTCCCGTTGTGCCTTGCGCGATTGCGAGCGTGCTGGTATAGGTCGGGCTGGCTGTTGAGATCCGCAGAATAACGCCAACTGAGTTATTGGCTCCTACGCCCGCGCCGTTAATATCAAAGCTGGCTGTGGCATAACTACCGCTCACGAACTCGCTGACATCCGTGGCGGCAATCTGCACACCATAACGCGCTGTGGCGGTGCCGTCTGTATTCTTAGTAACCAACATGCTGTACACGCCGCGCGATTGCCATGCTGCGCTTTGCGCGATACTACCCGCGCCGGAATTAAGCGTATACGCTGACCAGCTACCCGCGCCGGATACCTCATAGGACGGATTGACTATGTAATTCTTCGTCGATTCGGGGATGACAATCTCCCACAAGCCGCTGACCGTCATGCACCACCCCACGCTTTCATCAGGTTAAAGTCGTTTAATGCGCTCTCGGTTGTCGCGCTGCTGTTAATCGTCAGGTTGTAGTAGTTCGTATTCGACTTCACATCACCGCCATTGCGCCCGTTGCCCGCCTTACTTAGCGGTGATTGGGTTGGCATGTTCGCTTCGAATAGCGGCGTCTTGTTTACATCGTTCATAGCCTTAGCAATGCCCCGGAAACCGAGTTCTAGTGGTGTTGGCGAGCCGGGAATCAACCAGTCGGGCAAGGCGTCTTCAATACCCGACGCCGCATCAATTAAGCCATTTATCGTATCGATGACGCTCTGAACGCCATCCACTAAGGTACCGAATGCCCCAGCAATCGCATCAATAATTGTTTTTATGCCATCAAATATGGGTTTTGCAATGTTGTTCCAGAAGTCGATCAGCCCCTGGAAAGCACCCTTAAGTAGATTGCCAACGATATCAACAATCGTATTAAAGATAGGCACAAGATTGTTGTTAATAAAATCCCACATGGCCTGGAACACGGGCTTCAAAACATTATTCCAAGCATCCTGTATGATCCCAAATGCAGCGGGTAAATTATCTTGGAACCATCCCAAAACGTCCTGCAAAATGGGCCACAAGGTATCCTTGATAAATCCCCACAGTGCTTCTAGGACGGGTTTAAAGACGTTTTCCCAGGCTTGCTTGGCGAGATCGAATGCTTTTGGTAATGCCTCTTCCAGCCATGCGCCGACATCAAGCAAGATGGGAATGAGTGTATCCTTAACAAAAGTCCACAGCGCCTCTAAGGCAGGCTTAAATACCGATTCCCACGCCTGCTTGGCGAGTTGAATAGCGGAGGGGAGTGCTACCTTAAGCCAATCCACGAAATCGCCAATGGCGGGTATGACCTTCTCCACAATAAACTTGCCAATGGCCTCAAGCGCGGGCTTAAGCGTACTCTCCCAAAACTGCTTAGCAATCTGGATCGCAATGGGGATGTGTATTTTCAACCACGCCGCAATATCCTCAAAGATGGGTTTCAGGTGTTCATTCCACAGCTTCTTAGTAACGTCCTGTATGCCGAACAGGTTTTCTTTCCACGCAAACGCCAGCGCGGCCACACCTGCAATAATCAAAGTAACCGGGTTCAGCAAGGCCACCAATGCGCCTGCAATAGATACAATCCCCGTGACAATCATCGCGCCCGCAAGTACCGCGCCCACCGCGATCAGCGCTGCCCTAAATCCTTCCCAGTGTTCTTTGACAAAGGGAATTAACGTGTCGTTCATAAACCCGCTGATGGTATCGGCTATGCTGCGGAACGTGTCAATCAGGCCAAACGCTACCTCATTGGCCTTTTCCGTATTTCCCAGAAAGAATCCGAATATCTCCCCAACTTGATCCCACTGCCCAGTTAGAATGGCTTCAAATAGATTGGAAAAGATACTCCCAAACCGATCAATTGTCGGCAGTACTTTGGCAGTTACAAAGTCAACAAAGCGTGTGATGTAGGGGAGTAGGCGCGTACCTACTGCTTCGGCCACATTGAGTAATTGGTTTTTCAGGATAGCAAATTTGCCCGACAGCGTACTCCCAGCTGCTCGTGCCACTCCGCCGAATTCCTTTTCGAGTTCAGCCATGATGACACCTTGCGCGCCCGCAATGTTGTTGACATCCATCATGGCCTTAATCTGGGCTTCCTGTTCGGCGGTGAAGGTTACGCCTACACGCTTCAGTGCCCCCACACCCTCGATAGGATCGTTGAGCGCCTTACCAAGTTGGATCGCCGCCTGATCAACACCACCGAACATTTCCGCCATGTTGAGCGCCATTTCGGTGGCTTGCGGGAAGACGTTTTCGCCAATATTAGTGAACGTCAGCAGCATGGTTTCCGTGCTGATGATGGTATCATCACTGAAGCGTGTTACTTTAGACAGGGAATCGGCCCACGCCTGCGCTTCTTCGGATGATACGCCCGCCGCGCCGCCTGTGGACTTAATCACGCTTTCCAGTTTGGCAAGTACCACCTCAGCATCCATCGCTTCTGAGATCGCTAAGCCCACCCCAGCGGCTACCGCACCCAACCCAACGGTAGCCCCCGCCATAGCAACCTTAAACGCCCCGCCAGCAATGCCGGAGAGGTTACGGAAGACTTTGGACGCTTCGTCGCGCGCTGTAATAACAATACTTACAGTTTCAGCCATGCGATCCTACTTATTCTGTGCGCTTACTCTGGCTTCCCGAACAAACTTCCAGCGATACCACCACAGCACCGGGTTATCATCTCCCGCGAGTATCCAGGGGGGCATGTGCCATTGCTCTGCCGCTTCCAATACGAGAAACCATTCGGGCAACCCAGGCACGGACGCGGTAAACGCCGCCCTTATCCCGCCCCGTTGGCTAAAGGGATCGCTGCTAACTCCGTGCGCTTATCCAGCACTTGCGCCAGCTCAAGGATTTGCCCATTGTTCAGGTTGTCTAACAGCGCCTGTGCTTCTGCGTAGGGCAAATACTCTTGTCCGTTCCATACGAAATTTGCCAAGACATCGGCAATCACTACGGTGTCGGCGCTGGTTTTTAACTCGCGCATGACCTTGATACTGATTTTCATCATGCGATCTTCGTCCGTCCGAATGAAATATTTCGGCGGCGGCGCGGGGGTATGTTCTGGCGCAACAACAGCAACAGCTTCTTTGTATAACGCTTCCGCCTGTTCAGGCGTGATTTGTGTCGTGTCCATATCTTCTCCGATCAAGGTAATGCGCTCAATTGATTGACAACTAGATAGCTGCAAAACTTCGCCGCCGTCGCGTCATAGCGGGCGCGGAAGGTGCCGGTCACGATGTTATTCCCATCCTGTTCACCCAATGCGCTAAACTTGTCCCACTTGCCTGCCAGTGTGATCTTGAATGTCTTATAGGTGTATGTTCCCGCTGTTGTCAAGGCTGTGCCCTCGAATTTCAGCACGAGTTGGCGCGGTGTGTGCGCTTTCCAGGCCGCGATCTCAGTTACGGCGCTGGCGTTATGCTCGAAAACCAAATCGCACACCACTTCAGGCGCGGCACATTTGACAAATGAGAAATAGGTAGCCCCATCGGCGGTGTAGACCGCTGTCAGTCCAGTGTTGTGTTTCAGGCTCACACTCAGAATGGTGTTACTCACCTGTGTGGTGCCTGCCGTCCCTGATACCGCGTCAATATAGACCTTACCTTTGCCATAGAGAATTTCTTCTACAGCGGGCAATGTAGCCGTCGTGGTAAACGCTGATGTGCTGACTTGCCGTCCTTCGATGTTAGCCGAGAGCATCAGCGCTTCGCCACCCTTACCCTCGATGGAGAAATCCTTAACGAAGCAGTACTCCATCTCGCGCACATCGATATTGTCTCCGCCCTCAATGGTGAAATGAGACATGGTAGGGACTGCCGTTGTGGGGGCGTCGTATTCGTACAGGTAACCCGATCCCGTACTGTCCTGAGCGGGTGCGTCGGCTTCAACGCCCATTGCCAGGATATAAGGGATTTGCTCAAACGTGGCGGGCGTAGACACCAGCGCCAGTGCCCCGCCGAGCTTCGGCGTATATGAACGGTCTACACCCGACAAATAACCCACATCTTCGGGCGGGAACACGGTTTCGCGCATGTCTTCTAACACGCCTTCGCCGCGCCAAATGGTTGTTGCTGCGACTGCGGTCCCTGCCGTTGTCTCGATCATTGTTGTTACTCGCTTTCGCGGGCTACATCATTTCTGTGTAGCTCTGCAACTTCATTTAGTTGCAGATCGGACTATCGCTTCACCCGTTGGGTGTCTCTCCGCTTAGTCTCTGCCGCTGCACGCTTGCGCTGCTTGCGTCGGGTTGCCATCTCAGGCGTTCCCGGTATTCAGGAGAGATTTATACTCAGCCATCGAATTAACCGAGTTGTAGTTTGCGCAGCAGTTTTATTCCTTCTGCCATTGCATTATTCCTTTCCCTATGTTACAATTGCGAAACGTTCATATAGGACAAGAGACTATGAAAACAGGTATTTGCCCGCAGTGCGGAAAGGAATACTCCTATTATCCGTCTGCCCCTAAAACCTACTGTTCGCGCGCGTGTCAAAAGGCTGCTGCCCGCGTTACTACTACTTGCCCCCATTGCGGTAAAGAGTTCTGGTATCATAAAAGCTGGCCGCGTAAATACTGCTCTATCAAGTGCTCGGCAGCGGTCAACGCTATTGCAAACTTGGGACGGTACACCGAAGGCGATCCGCCCGTTGAAGTCGCTTGTAATCAATGCGGCAAACTGTTTTATAAGGTTGCTGCTGAATACAAAAAGACAAAGAACCACTTTTGCTCTCAGCGTTGCTTTGGCGATTACCTTGCGATCACTCAAAAGGGTATCCCCCGTCCTGAAGTAGCAGGAGAACGCCCTGACTTGCAAAGGCGCGTTGATCTCGTCTGCCCTATGTGCAAAAGAACATTTAGGGTTAAGCAGTCGCATGGTCACAAGCGGCGTTTTTGCACTAAATCTTGTCATGCCAAATGGCAGTCGATTAGTGGAGAGTTCTCTGGCCCCAATAACATAAACTTTAAGGGCGGGCATCTCCCCTACTATGGCCCCAACTGGCGACTCCAACGTCGCAAAGCGCGGGCTAGGGATAATCATACCTGTCAGCGCTGCGGCATTACTAAAACTGAGTTGGGGCGCGAACTTGACGTTCACCATATCATCCCTTTTAGAACTTTTGGCGTTGATCGCTACCAAGAAGCTAATCAACTAGACAATCTGATCTCACTCTGCAATGTCTGTCACTTGATCACGGAACACGCGACTAATCGTTAGCGTGTTCCGCTTCATCCTCACTAGGTTCGGTGGCTGGTTTGGCCTTCCGAACGGGCTTGCTTTCTTCGTGCACGGGCGCTTCATACAGCCCGGTAGTTACCAGATAGGTCACCCCGCCCAGTGCCTCGATCTCATCATCTCGCAGATCGCGCGCCGGAATGTGCGGTAAACTTGCTCCGTTGCCAATGTATGTAAGCATTGCATGTACTCCTATAACGCTATGGCGATCCACAGCAAACAGCCGCTAAACACCCGCGTTTCACTGGCCCGCGCCAGCGTCCACCCCATGCCCAACAGCAGCAACGGGATAGGCCATGCTGCGCCCGACTTACCACTAACTACCGCGTACACCGTGAGCACCGATACGAGTAGGCTCATGCCGATCTCGCTCAAATAAAACGGGCGGTTGGAGAGCAGGCCGCGAACATCACGAACGTTTACTTTCAGCAGCACGCGCTCACAATAGAGTTTCTTATGCCCTGCCCACAGCCGCACGACCAGCATGACCGCACACACCGCCGCGAATACCTGCAAACCGCGCCCCACGTCACCCGTAACCAGTATGTAGGTGACTGCACCCAACGGCGCAGTTTCGCGGGCCAACGCCGCAACCAATCCGCCCAACAGCGCCAGCCGAACATCGCCCGTCAGGGCCAGCGCCAATGCTGTAACCTCAGGCGCAAAGTCGAAATAATCAAAGTAGAATGTCACGCCCAGCAGTACACAAAACAGCAGCATCCCCTCGCGTCCAATGGCGAGATCAACACTGAACAGCATCAGTGCCATCAGGCCAATCTTCAGCGGTTCATATATAGCGGGCATCCTGTGTGCTTTCAGTCTCGGACACCATGCCTCAATCGCCGCGACCAGCCAGGGCACAAGCACCCGGTAGGCCATTGGCGCAACGGCCTTGCGGCTGTTTACGCCGTCAATCGTGCCATACCCACAGTACAGGTTGCCGTAACTGGACGCGCACAGCTTGAATTGCACCCGGTCCAATAGCACCGCCAGCACGAGATAGATCACAGTTGCAGCACCCCGATCCCGTGCATGGTGTGATAATAGCGATCTAACTTGCGCTCACACTCCGCCACGCCGCGCACCTGCGACGAATTTACGTCATGAAATACCAGCAAACCGCCGGGATTGAGGATCGTGCGCGCCCGCTGCATATCTGCCAACACCGACGCGGGGAAATGACACCCGTCGATAAACACCATATCCACATACGCCGCTGGTAAATCGGGCACGCAGCACACGTTCGGCAGTCTGTCCAGAATAGGCCATACGGTATGCTGCACCCACTCATCAATATCCAGCGTGATCACCAGACGCGCCCGGCTGGAAAGATAATGCGTGGATACCCCCAACCCCGTACCAATCTCCAAGACAATCTTGCCATCGGCCAATGCTGCCAGGATCGCGCCCTCTTCACCTGTAATCGAGACGCGCTTCAGGCGATACCCCGGTTCGCCGGGATCCATCTGGCTGGTGTACGAGCCGGTTGATCCCCGCTGCATACATAACGCGCTGATACTTTCGGCCAACGACGTGACCCACGCCTCGCTCATACGTTCACCCGCGTCACCATATCGGGCAGCAGCACATCCCCCGATTGGCGCGGCGCAAGGTTGTGTCCATTGCCCGCTGCTGCGTTAGCCTTCTGCTGATCCCGATGCTGCTTAAACGTCTGTTCATCGACCATCATATCGGTGATATGTGGACTAGTCGTGGTGGTATCGCAATACTGCTGGATGTCATGCGCCTCACACCACTTCGCAAAGCCCATATCCTCAGACGGGTATAATCCCTCTTTGGCTCGACTGTAATCGTAATAAAAGTACGGCGGATCACCTTTCTCAAATACCCGACGGTCTATCAGCAGGGCACAAGTGGCAATCGCGTCTACCTTGACCAAGCCTTGAGGCCATTCCGCAGGCGAGTAGTACAACCCGTCGTCTTGTTTTCCAAACGCCAGCGGATCATAAGGGGCGGTGCGGCGAAAGTTCAGCCCGCCGACTACCCACACATCAGGGTGTTGGATCGGCCATCGCGCCAAGCGTTGTACAATATCCGCTGGGTGAATATGATCTGCATCCAACATTAACAGATGGGTATAATCCGTTTCCAGCAGTGCCCGCGCAGCAAAGTTACGCGCCACATCGGTTCGCTGATATTCCATTTGCAGTGTCGGCCAATTTTGTTGCATGATCTCCATGTAGGCAAGAAACGCCCTCTGGTGAATATTGCGTTCCAGGGGCATGGTTACAACAACTGTAATGCGCCGCTTCTCACCCTTTGGTTTACTGCTGTTATGGTTTATCCGTCGCTTGCTCATGTGATATTCGTGATCACCTTTACGTTTTGCACTGTCCACCGATACCCAATGGTTTCGATACCGCCCCATTCTAACGCGCCGAATGTGCCAGTAATACCACTTGCGGCTATCGCATTTGTCTTTAACGCCTTAAATATGACGTTGGGAAAACTCTCGGCATACGCCAATAAGCGCGCTACGTCAACGGGTAGATCCTGCCGTGAAATATGCAATTCCACCGTGATGTTATACAGCATCCTGAAGTCTTCCATCGTATTGATCGTTCCCGTGAATGTCTCAGGATATGTCACCACAAAAGGGAAGTCCTCTGGCGTTTCTGGTGGTTGCTCTGGTGCATATTTAATTCCCGACACACCGCCCGCCGCTATTTGAATCGCGTTACACGCGCTGGCTAATGTAGTCATTAGAACATTCTCACAAATGGTGATAGCAAGCGCGCCACATCCTCGTCTTTGGGAATTCTCAAATCAACCTTACCTAATGCTGTTGTGGACGATACCCCGAACACGGCATCATTCCGTTTGTACAACCGCCACGTAATCAGCGCGCACGCTTCCTCAATCACATCGGGCGGTGTAATCACGGCAATGGCTGCCCCGGTGGTGTGCGTTGCGCCTGTGGTGCCATTCTGCGCGCGGCGTACCGTCAGCGTGTTGGTGGCAATGTTGGTAATTAGCATATCCTCGCTGTCAATCCGTATGCGCTGCCCGGTTGAAAACGCCGTGCCCGCGCTCACGTCTACGCCTGTTTCGCTGGCGTCCAGGTCTTCATTCAACGTAGCCGTTGACGTGGTGCTGGCTTCCCCATAGCCCCACTTGCCCGCTATCTCTACGCCCTTTCGAATGAGTGGAAAGGCATAAGTGCCGCGCGGCGCAATCTCAATCCGCGTGTAAGGCGTACTATTGTACGGCCATAGTTCAAAGTCGGTTATCGTCCAGGTATTCTCATAGGTCCGATCCCCGTCCGTGTCTGTTTTCAACGTCGTCACGGACAGGAGATCGTCCACCTTGCACTGCCAATCAGCATGAGCCGTGAAATACCGGGTCGCAATCGTGGCGTAAAACTGCCGCCCGGTTGTATTGTCAATCCAGCGGCTTGCCGCCTCGATCATCTGCTCGATCCCCGCGTCACGTGTGGCGTCGGTGGTTGTTAGATCATGGCGGTTCTTAATATCCGCCAGCGTGCAGTACCCGTTAATGACCGTCATTCCAGCTCCTTCCGAATATGCCGCGCCATAATGTCTCGCAGCGGTTTGGCTTCACTCTCAGCTACCTGCTTGTCGGTCTTCCATCCGGTAATCCGGTGATAATTGCTTTGTACACCATCCTTCTGCACCAGCGGGCCGTAGCTGGTGTTATTGCCGACAACGGCAGTCTTCCCATCGTCTCTGAATTCCACCGTCCACTTACGACCTAACGCTTCACTTGAGGGCGATAACCCGCGCCGATAAGGCACTTCGATCAGGCCGTTTTTCAGCGCATAGAAGAAATACCGTATCTGTCGTAGTGTCTTGAACGGCTGCGATTCGTGTCGCGCGGGCGGATAGGTCGCAATCACGCTCTTGATATGCGTTGCCCCTTCGGCAATGGCGGGTTTGTATACGCCCGGCCCCATCTTGCCGAGTTTCTTCAGGAGTTTGTCTAGCCCCTCGACCCGAACCGCATTAGTCACTGGCTATTACCTTCGTATTGATAAAGCATCGGCAACGTGGATGTGCGGGGGGCGGATCGCTCCACCCCTGCCCCTGCTCTTTCTCATTTAGCGGCCCACAAATCGGACACACAATATCATCTTGACTGGTTTGCCATACGAACGTTGTTTTTAAACCAAGCCGCCGCAACTCTTCAGCAAAGGCAAGCTCGCCTTGTGCAGAAGCGCGCGTAACTTCTGTAATGGCGATCATCTCAGCTCGAATAGGGCTAAATAACCGCCCCAAACTGGCTTCTAAATCGCCCATTGTGCGTGCATCCCGGTAAAAGCCTTCTAGCTGCTGACGTATCGCATCTCGCGTGCTATCAGATACATTCTTGCATAATGTGCCAGAATACTTACGCGCCCACTCTGCCGCACGCTGGTTGATCAGGTTCCAGTCAACAGCTACCGCTTTTACTTTATCCAACCCCATCAATGCAACAGTTTGTTGAGTATAAATATCCTCAAGTACAGGCTGGATCACACCTTGTAACTCATCAGCCATGCGCTGGAAATAATCAGGTGATAGATTCTCCAAACGCGGCGGATCGCCCAATGCAGTAAGTAACTGCTTATACTGCCCCTGTTGCAACTTGCCCAGCTTCTTAGCTAGTAGCGCTTCTAAGTCGTTCCGGTTGGCAAGGTCCATCCTACGGGTACCCCCACCACGTTACTTGTTTCACGCGCGCCGGGCTGATCTCCGTTTCGCCTAGCAGTGTCCCAAATATTTGCCGTACATCCATCGCTGTTTGTGCTAGTTCTAACGCGCCCTTAATCGCCGCGCTGAGTGACATAGGTATCACGTCGCTTTCAAAAGGCACGAGTACGGACTGCCCCGCTTTTGCCCTCTTGTAGACCTTGCGTTGCCAGTGCAAGAGATCGGCGCGAAACAGGTTCTCTTCCGGCTCATCTTCATTATCCATCATCTCAGGCGCGTTACCCGGTTCAGGCTGCATGTCGTCCGTCTGCTCTTGCGCTGGGACTAGCTGCGTCGGTACAGGTTGTGGTTCCGGAGTAGGTTTCGCCAGTGTCAACCCCGCCAGCAGCAGCGCGTTATCGAGATCAACCTTTGCCAGCACAGCGGCCTGTACGACTGCTAACCGTCGCTGCACATCTTGCAACCGCTGGTCGTCTGTGTCATCCTGCGGCGGTAAATTTAACCCCGCGCGCGCTTCGTTTTTAGTCACCACGCCCTGCTCAATGTGATAACCCAATATAGGGCGTGCCGCCTCCGGTGTTTCGGCGGACGCTGGTGTTTCCGCTGCGGGATCTGGTTGTTTCGGCGCGACACCAGACACCAACAATAGATCGCGCTCATCGCCCAGCGGTTTCAGGCTGTAAAACTTTTCGCGCGCTTCCTGGATTGTCAATAATCCATAAGACGCCTGCTGTTCTTGTAATTCCATCGCGCGGTCTGATACCCGCACGTCATCAAATTCACCAACCAGGTTCTCGCCATAACTTGGCAGAATGTCCGTCGTAAAGCGTTCAGCAATGGCCTGATGCAACGGCCAAATGGTAAACTCTAAAAAGGACGCCTTACCTGTGCGACTGTTCGCTTCTGTCGCATTTACCGCTAGCATCGAGGATAATCCCGGTGCCATTGTCGCCCAAATTTCCTCTTTGTTAAACTGACGTCCTTGCAAAAACTCCATATCCTTCTGCGATATACCGAATTGCAGCCAGGACACCCCGCCCTTGCCCGTATTGCGCATCATCATCATCTTGCGCTCGGTGCCGCCATGCTCTTCCTTGACGGCTCGCTTCATGTCTTCCCAATCAGAGTCATTAATCGGATCGGAAAACATCAGCGCCCCAGCGGGTTTGGCGTGGTCCTTGTGAAAATAATTAGCATTCCACTTGGACATCGCCATATCGCCCGTTGCGGCTACCGCCAGCGCCTCAATCTCGGACAGACCCACAAAACGATTGAGCGGATGAAAGCGTTTAATGTGGCAAACCTCCCATGTCTCTAATGGGATTTTTTTGCCATCGCCCGGATCGTAGGTGTAGCCTTTTAAGTACAGCTTTTCATCCGGCACAGGTTCAATTTTGTGCGACGGTATAATCCACATCTCCGACGGTGGCACAGTAGCCGTTGCTCGGTTGAGCCAAATATACGCATTACCCGTCAACTTGCGATAGCCAATCAGCGCCTCGATAAACTCCATACGCGATTGCAGTGGATTGGGACGGCGCAGCAGCAGTTCAAACGGGTGATTTTCAATCGCCTCTGTCTTTTCGCCCTTAAGCGACATCACACTAAACGGCGCACCGGCGGCGGTTTGCCCCGTAATCGACACCGCAATCTGTACCCACGATAGGCGCTGATATAGCTCCGCCTGTGCCTGCGGTAATTCCAGACCGGGCAGGTCAGCGTTATAGCCAATGCCAGCGCGCAGAAATGCGGGCGCGGGCGACTGTAACGGCGCTTTCTGCCGTGTAAACCACCGTCTGAACTGGTTCATGGACTGCCCCTATTGGCTGTGGTAATAGACGACAATACCGCCCGTTTTTGTATCGCCGCCAGACGACACCACCAGCTTAACCAGCCCGGTAATCAATGGTAAGGTATACGTCCCTAAGCTGGCCCCCGTGTTGCCGTACTCCAATTCACGCAGGTTGTAGAAGGCGTCCGCATTGGCGTCTGTCAGCGTCAGCAGTGTTCTATCTACCCCACTGGGCGTTTGCGTGACAGATACTACCGCGTCTACACCGTCTGCAAAGTCGCCATCTATCCACTCAATCGCCAGCGCAAATCCGACAATGGTATACTCGCCGTAAGCAGTAGCTCCGCCAGCAGTGCCAGTCGTCGCGTTAATCCGCTGTGTCTTAATCTGCGGAATGCCCATGTTTACCTCGCTGCTTCCTGTCCGGTTTCGGCTCGTCCACAGGCGACGCGGCGGGTTGCTCTAACGCTACCGCATGTCCGCGCGCGATCAATTCCGCGCCCCCGTCATCGTCAATCTCGTAAATAGTGCCAGCGGTATAAAACAGTTCTTTCGTCCAGGGACCGCGAAAGTCACGCGTGAACATGATCTTCATAGGGTTCAAACCCTCCTACAATCTTGTGACCTTCAGGCAGCAGTGCCTCAAGGTCATCCAGGGTTAACTCAGACGGGGCGGTTTTGTCCGCCGCCCCGTCCAGATAATCAGCCATTTGCTGTAGCAGCGAGATCATCCCCTCCGTTTGGTGAAGTTGGATAATCAGCCGTGCTAACTGCTCATCAATCCAGGTGCGATCAAACACTACGCGCCTCGATTGGTGTCTGTTGAGGTAGCCATAAGATAATAGGCTGTACCATTCGACAAGATTTTGACACTATGTGTCATAGCATCGGTGGTATGCGTGGCGAAAATGGTACCATTCGACGGGGCGGGTAGTTCAAACAGATTAGTCATGCTAACCGCCCCATTGTTGGCAATGCGAATAAACGAATGGGAACCAGGAAGCGTATTCCCGGTAGCAATATTGCTGTCCACCTGAAGCGCGCAGAGCGTGCCGCCCAACGTGCGAGTTTCCGCAGCAGCCTCGAATGTGGCACGCAACCCCGCGCCCAGACCGGCAATCGCGCCGCCTACAGCAATCTGTAACGTGCAGTGCTGCCCGTGCGCGCTATTAATGCCCGTGCCATATACAATCGTGCGAGGGCGGAGCACTTCACCGTCACCCGCCGCGCCACGTAGGTTCAGCGTCATGTACAGCAAACGCACATCGCCGGACGTATGGTTGCTGTTACCCGTCCATTCAATGATCTTCTCAGCCACGCTGGCGTTCATGTGATTACTTTGTGACTTGAGGTTATAGGTTGTGCCCATGTGTTATGTATCCCTTTGCTTCGAACGGGAGGGGGTTAGCCCTCCCGCGACGATAACTAATCGGACTATTATCTAAAGCGAAATTCCATATGAAATTGCGCTCGCCTCTGTATCACGGTATGTGAGGCCAACGCGCATGGTCACAGTGATCTCGGTTGCATCGGCACGCGGAATACGCATCGTTTCAAACTTCATCTGCCGTTTCCAGCCTAAGCGCCATTGATCCCACCGTACCGCCAAAATAGAGCCGTACAGGTTATTTGCGGCGGTGTCCACGTCAATCTTGCCCGCGCTGTTAGCCTTGAGGCCGTAGGTTGTATCGGTATTAAGCCGATGCATGTTGTGGGTAGCGATCACACGATAGCCATAGAGAGAGGACAGTTCGCCGCTCTCGATAGTCGGTGCGACATAGGAATCGCGCGTTTTAACCTCGGTCAATTCTAACGACTTCCAGTAGGTCCAGGGATCAACGATAAAAGCCACGCGATCCTTGAACATGGCATTCTTGCCCGCAATTCCCATCAACTTGACGGTTTCCAAGTAGTCTTCAACTGATAGACTTGACGCACTACGCGAGTTGCCGGAATTAGTAACCAACGCCAGCTTACGGAACCCATTCAGCACCAGATAGTATTCAGTGCCCGCCGGGGTACCCGCAATGTCGTTGATATTGGTAACGGTTGTAGTATCCGTATCACCATCAATCACCAGCGATTCGAGCACTTCTGCCGCTTCGTTTTCCAGATCGCGCCGTAGTTCATTCGCCCAGGGAATAAGCGAGTCTTCGTCTAGTTCGGTGGTCCAGATCGTGGAGGCACCGAGCTTGGCGACGGTCAGCGAGCCGTTGGTCGTGCCCATCTGGCTCGTTGGTACGACGTTGGTCACCGCGCCCAGTGTGTTGGTGGCTTGGCTAGAGGCCTGCGCTACTTTATAAAATGTCGGACTGGTTGATTGAATGGGAATAGTCACCGACTCCATCCCCGGCGGAATTTCAACAGTGGGGATATTCGCTACCACGTTTGCCAGACTGCGAATTTTGTCCCAGAGTTCGGTTGAGTAGGCCACGCCTACCCACTGGTCGCCATACGATGATAGAGTGGATTGGTTCAGTTCGTTGGCCTTGACGGGCATCCCGACCTGCTGCATGACCGAACGGACGCGACCCAGGCGCTGCACATTTTCGTCCTGCGTCACGCGCACGGCCAATGCTTTCAGCATATTTTCAGACGGCGATTTGCCTGCCGCACCCAACACACCAGCGGCTACCGAGAGATCGGCGGCGTCCAGGTTGTCGTACTGCCACAGGTTACCAAAGTGCGCGATATTCGGCGCGTTGACTTCAGGTAGGCGGCGATTAGCAGCGGTGTCTTGTTCCCACTTGGCGCGGGCTTCCGTTACGGCGGCGTCAATGCGTGCCTGCTGTTCTTGCGCGGCGGCGGCAGCGGCGGCAACAGATTGGCGTTCAGCATCGAGCCGTTGGGCTACGATCTGTTCCACGTCAGCCGGAGTGAGTGAGGTTGTTTGAATAACCTCAGGTTCCATTGGAGTGTCCTCCCTTTCGATAGGGTTATCTTGGTCGATTGGAATTTCTACACTCGGTTCTGACGTGCCGATCTCTTGCTCATCGCCTGTATCGCCGTCCTGTGAATCGAGATTAAAACCAGCTTGTAAAAAGGCCGCTTTCACGGCAGGATTGACAACCGCATATTGATTGGCAGGCTGCCGGTCTGTTGTCGCGTCCCAAATACTAAGTTCACCAATAAGCCAATGGGTGATCTCCCCGTCGCGCGTAGTTCGCCCCATGTACCCGGCTAATCCGGTGCTGGCGCGGGCCGTGCCGCGCTTGGCGGCTTCCCATACGCGGCGGGCTAAGTCTTTCCCTTTATCCAAGATCACGCGGTGCCATAAGCCCTGCGCATCTCGCCACGTCTTGACCGCGCGCCCGATAATCTCCGGGTCGCCCTGCGGCTTGCCATCGGGTGTATAGCCGTGATAGTAAGCCACCAGGGGCAGCGGCGCGCCCTCGTTCTCATAGAAGTTGGTACGCGGGCTAAAATACTCGCCGTGCGCATCCTTGCCATGATTCGGCCCGCCGTAGGGTGCAGACAGGACATCAAGCGCCCATTCACTGCCATCCATAACGGCTTTAATGCGCGTGATGTCAAAGGGCAGCGGGACAGCCGCTTTCATCATGTCGTTCTGGTTCTTTTCGCCCATCATCTCGCGCGCTTCGTCCTCGCTCATACCGCATTGGGGCGGCGCATCGGGGTTCTCAGTGTCAATTACGCACCAGTCACCTTCATCGGTGCGCTGTACCATATCAAAGCGTTTGAGTAGTACCATGTTGCCCGCCTTATACAAATGCCAGGAGTGAGCCGGTTGCTAATCGCTGTATCCCGTGCCATGCCAGCGCCCCGCTGATTACGGTATCGTCGTTCATGCCCTCCGGTGCGCTGTATGCCGGACGACCTGTGAATTTGTTTAACGTCATGGTGTAGGCTTGCAACTCGCCCAGCAGGACCGGGATCGGTTGCAGTGCGTATTCATGGCGCTCAATCGCCAATGCAAAGTCTTCAATCAACGGCGGCTTGGTGGCAGCGGTTGTCGTGAATGGCATCACATGTATCCCGCGCCGTTCTACCTGCTCGATCACCGCTTCGCCCATGCTGTTCGTTTCTGCTACTACGGTTACAGTTCGTGTGCCGCCCCACTTATCCACCATGCTCTTGAGGCGTTCGACTTGAAACACGTAATCAATTTGGTTGAAGCGATCCATATCTACCATGCAATGGCAGGTTTTGCAGGCCGCTGTGAGTGCCGTAAAGTCTGACATCTTCGCCCAGTCCGCCCCGATAATAATGCTGTGTCCCGCATGATCGGCGGACTGGGCATCGAGTGGCGCTGTGGCCGCTTCATTCACCTTACGAAATACTGCGCCGCTGTCCTCTAGGAACTCGGCTAGATACTCCTGGGCAAATACCCGTTCGGGCAATTCTTGCCGCGCGGTTTCAATCTCGTTTGCGACCATGAAGGGGTTTTGTGCCGAACTCACCCGCCAGCTTGCCCAGTCTGGACTTGCCGGGTCTTGCCCTGTCAGGTACACAAAATAAAACCAGTTACGCCCCTTCGGTGTGCCAATGAGAAGCGCTTGTCCTAACGTATCAGACAACGAGGGGCGAATGCTTTCTTGCCACGTTCGTTCTCGCACAATACCCGCCTCGTCAATCACCACGTCGTCAAGCCCTTCACCGACCAACTTCTGCGGATCGTCGGCTGTTTTGGCCTGAAACCGTCCGCCGTTGGGTAGAGTGATCAACAAGTCGCTTTTATTGCTGGTGGCATATCCAGCCCGGATCAGCGGCGCAAACAGCGTTTCAATCATGCGCCAGCCGACACGCTTGCTAATATCAAACGTGGGAGCTACCCACCATACATTTTTCCCGGCCAACAATCGACTGGCGACGTAGGTGGCCGCCAATCTGGACTTGCCAAATCGCCGCCCTGCCACCAATACCTTAAACCGGGCAGGATGATCAAACACCTCCTGCTGAATAGGGTGAAGCGCGGGTAGAACAACCTTAATCGTCTCGGCTGGCATGAGTTCCAAAGGACAAAGAGAATGTGACCGATCCGTCATCGGCACTTACGCCTAACTCGGCTTTGGGTGGTCCGTCGATGTGCTGATAAATAAACTTCACCGCAGCAAACCAGTCGTCAAAGTCTTCAACCTTTTTTGTTTCACCATTGGGCAACGTGACCGATCCGGTAGTTGCTACCTGCCACACCAACTCGGCTAACAACTTTTTTCCAGTAACGCGCTTTGTTGTGCCGTCTGGTCCTTTGACTTCAACCGTCTTGCCTCCGGCCTGTTCGAGAATAGCCGTAAGAGCACGCCCCTTCGGTGGTCTGCCCGCTGGGTTGCCACTCTGCCCCGGTTTCCAGTTCCCTTTTGGGTTAGCCATATTGATCACACTTGTTTAACAAATTAGCGCAACCCTACCGGTACCGGCATATACTGGATCACCTGTGCCCGTAACCACAACAAGCCCGCGCCGAGTAGGCAGCAGGCCAGTGCTACGATAGCTTGTACGTGACGCTGGTTCAAGTCCACTCGCTTTGTCGCGCTATTGTGCAGGTAAATGCACTCAGCGCCTATTCCGCCCCCTGTGTTTTCTCCGGCCCCGGTTGTGTGTCGTCACGCCGGGGCACCAGGAGAGGAGGGGGTTAACAGCACGCGCGGCCTTCCGTTCCGCGCCAGTCGCAGTACGCGGATTTGAACCGCCCTCCCCCGTCGCTACGGGTTTGGCCCACCAGGGTGTACCGCGTCAATGTTCCCACCATCACCACCCGCGTTATTGAGAACCTTTTACTCTGGCCTATCTCACATCCCAGTGTGATGCTTATCCAGAAGATATATTAGGTTCGGCAGTTACATGCCAGAGTTCAACGCGAATAGCAAAACAGGCGTCTACGCGACACCTGCCTAGTATCATATCACGCTATTGTCAATAGGTGTTCGGAGTTCTTACCGGAAGTTTTTGGAGTTATGCCGCAATTGCATGGTGTAGGGCGTAGCGTTTATAGCGTTTCTTCTTACCGATATAGTGAGGTTCGAGTAATTCAGCCGCGATCAACCGCTGCATATGGGCGTGAATATGCCCCGGTGAATACGGTAGCACGAGCGCCAGTTGGGTAATCCCTAAATCGACATTATCCATTAGGCACGATACAAACTCATCGTTACACCAAATCGCCTGGGTAGTCTGTGGCAATGCCCGCACTGCGGGCAGGTTCATAAGCCTTAACTTACGCCGAAACCGAAAGAAGGCCACGCTGTCAGGACTGAACCACGTCCCACAATGCGGGCATTGGACTTCCGCTTCTACATTCTCTAGAATATGCCCTGCTGCTACCATATACCCCTCATTGGCCCATAGCAAAAATAGCGCTGCGCGCGCTGCCAGGTTCATGATCGATAGTGTAGCATACAAACGTCCGTGCTGCAAGCGCTGTGACTCAATTCCTCCACGCTGCTACGCGCAGCGCCTCATGCCAGCGCAACCAGCGCACATACATTGAGTACCATGCCGGGATCGGGAACGCTGCCCAGCACCGGCAGTTTGGGTGTTCAGGCGTGGGTGGTGTTGGTTCGTCTGCCATAGCCTTACTCCTCTTCTAGCCTAAAGTGTCCTGCTGTATGCTATTTACCTGCCTGATTATTCTGCCCTGCTGACAGAATACTTGCCAATAAGCGTCTTCCAGCTTCGTCAGTGTCAATAACTGGCGTTGGCGTTTTGGGTTCATCTTGCGCCATAACACGCGCCTTGCCGGTTCGCTTCCGGCTCATGTCAATGCCGCTACTTTGCGCACGGCCATCGTTTGCGTTATTATTGGACTGATCGGATCGCCCAGTCGGAGACTCGTTGCTTAGTCGTTCGTTCTCCACTGGGCGTTTCCTTTTGGGGAGTCAACCATAAGCAGTTGTGCGTCGGAATACGCCGCGCGTACCGCCTCCCCGACTGACCGCCCTACCGCGTCCGCAATCGGCATAAACGCATTCTGATCAATCGATACGTTGATAACAGGCATAGTTGATTGTTGACTTGGAGACGGCTTATCGCCAGTCATGGCCCATTCAAGTACCTCAATCATAAACAGGCGCAAGCTATCATAATTCCCACGCTGCTCATCGATCCAGGCAATGAGCGCCGCCTCTCGTTTGTCTTCAGGGTGTAGCAGTAAGTCAAATCGTCGTTCACCGCCTTTACGTGGCATTTCCCTATTCCTCTCGTGTTCCGGTACGTACCGGAACCATTTTAGCCCAGTTTTCTACTTTTAGCTACGCCGCGCGTACCGCCTCCCCGACTGACCGCAATTCACGCCGCCCTTACTTCCACCGTCACGCCCGGCTGTTCGCTTCCATAGCACACCTTCGCGTGCAGTTCCACCACCTGTTTATCATCGTGCCACACAATGCCGTTCATGCCGTCCATCGCTTTGCACATATTATCGAGATCGGCCCTCAGTTTACCCTTGCGCCTGAACTCTAGCGTCACTGACAGATCGCCCGTTAGGGGCTTCTGTGTCCCCATAGCCACGCGCGCGCACCATGCTACCGCCGTTTCCCAGTTGCGCGTCCGATCCGGGGTGTAGGCGTGACCATTAACCACGCGCGGGCGGGCCTTCGGTATAGGTTGCCCCTCTACCACGAAAGCGATCACGCGCGCATCGGGCATGGTGGGAATCGCGGCAGGCACGGGCGGTGGGAACGGGTATGCGTAGATCACGCCTTCACCCTCATGATCACATAGTTATCATCCACGCCGTTAGCGTACCGTGTCGCAATGCGCAACGCCTCCCGTATGCGGGCCTTTGGTTTCATATCCACGTCCTTGAGGGCTTCCAGTGCGCCTAACGCAAACGCATAACCACTACCGATAGCATCGAATGGTTCAATGTGCTGTATAACGGAGTAGTCTATGCCAAAACGATACAGGTTGCCCCGATAGCCCACCAGAAAAGCCGTCTCCGATCTTTCCTGGTTGCTTTCGATCTTGGCATTTCCGCGCGCTTTCAGTAGATCACGTACCGCTTCGGCCACAACCATTACGAGATACCACAGATCGGTTTGTTCCTTCTCTTGCGGGGGCAGTACCAGTCCACATTCAACCAACTGCGCCGCGCGGTGATCTCCTGACGATCCAAACAGCAGATCGTCTACTCGGAACACCTTTGAAATACTATCCCCATATTGGCGTTTGCCCTGCCAATCATAACTAACGCACGAGTCCCCGCCCAGATACACCGCGCCATTATGCACAAGTCCCACGATACACGTCATGCCCCATCCTCCTGCAATATGCGTTCCGCCAACCGCCGCGCGTAGAACAGCAACAACGGCCTGTTTGTCTGTACTGAGATACTTTGTTCATTTACCCCACCGCTCCAGGGCTTCCATTGCCCGCAGTTCGCCGGGATTCGTTTCACCATATTGGCCGGTCGTGGCGTGGGCGATCAACCGAACAGCACACAGATAGACCAGCCAGCGCGGCATGATCCAAGCCAGATTTAATTTGATTCTGGCCGGACGGTGCTGCATGAACCAAATGAGGTTAAAGCGTAGTTTTTGCATGTTACGATCCTTTCGTTTCAACATTGAACGAATTAACCTGTCGGTATTTCAATTCGGGATAGTTGACTATGCCGTAACTGGGAGGGCGATTTGTGCAACTCGTTCGCCCTCCCTTTTGATGTTTTCGGTAGCGCTTTTAATGTGCCACGCGATATACAGACCAGACATCAGCGGCACTCCATTTCCCAGCATGTGAATAACCATAACCCGTTTCGCTGCATCGCTCATTCCAGCGGGAAGGCTGGCTATCATGTACTCATGCAAGCCGGGGAAGCCTTGCAACCTGGCCGCTTCTTCAGGCGTCAATTCCTGCCACATGCCCTGTGTGCCGCCCTTGCCCGTTTTACCCGTTCGCCCCTTCCAACTCGAGGCCATAACCGACCATGCAGGCTTGCCCGGTGCGCGTACTGGTTTGGGCGCTGCTGGTACACCGTAAAACCAGAAGGCGCGAGGGCGATTAGTTAACCCGCCCATGTCCCAGTCGCGCGTAAAGACTGCGGGCCAGTTCGGAGCGTGCAATTTTGCGCCCGGTACATTTTCCATCACCGCCCACTTAGGCCGTGCTTCCTCGACGATCCGCACAAACTCCGGTATGAGATTAACTGCGCTGGTGCCGCTCATCTTTGTCAGGTTGCTAAACACCTGACAGGGTGGCCCGCCTATAATGCCATCAAACTTACCCGGCGGTACATGGAAATCGTGCACGTCACCGCCCCAGAGCTTATCTGGACCGCGGACAACACAGAAACCTATCTTTTCAAATGCGCGCCCAAACAGATCGGCACCGGGGAATAAAGAGAGAACTAGTTGCATATCATACTCCTGAACGCGGATTCGGTTAAGTTGTCTCTTTGATCGGGCGAATAAGTAAACCGCCCTGGGCGACGTGCTCTCTCATGCCCGGATTTTTGGGCAGCTTCCCCGGTTTATACCATTCGTGAGTCGGAGCCAGTGTTTGATCGACTGCATACATCGCCGAAACCATCAGCCCCCGGCAACCGGGAGTCGCCTTACAGGGCAGCATAAACGGCGTGGTCCCCTCATGGCGATCTATCGTGGTAATCGTTTGTTTGCATTCAGAACACGTATACTGATTGACAGGATTTGCCCTTGTGGCTGGCAAAACAGGCCCTAGAATCGTTTTAGTGGAACTTTCCGTATCTTTAGAACCGCCGTTCGGTTTCTGCATTTGTAGCCGTTTTTTGTGGCTCATGGGCCTGTTTGCGGCCTCCTCTAGAAACATATACGACTCGACCAATGGTTGGATCATCTGATCGGCCAGGGCGCGGGCCTCAGGATTGCGATCATTCAGCAGCGTGAAAAAGATCGCGGCGCTTGCCAGCCCGGCGATTGCATCCCGGAATCCGGCGGCGGTGGGGTTAGCTTTCACCATAAGCCCGATTTGGTCTATGGTGTCCTCTAGAGCTTGCTGGCCGATCATGATCGATTTCCTTTCGCCAGCTTATCATAGTGATCGATCAGGGGATCGAGCAATTTGTCGGTAACCTGGATCGCAGCTTCTGACTCGTGCTGATTCAGGATCAAAAAGAACATACCAGCCCCGGCCAGCAGCGCGGAGGCGGTCTGGTAACCGCCGGGCGTTGGGTCTGCCTCGGCCTGGGATCGAATCCGGGCGATAGTTTCCTGTAACGCTTGCTGGCCGATCATATCGATTGGTCCCCTTCCAGGCGTTTGATCCGTTGCTCTAGATAGGCGATTTTTTGGGTCGTGGTGCGATCATGCGGCGTCGTCCAAGTTGTCAAGTCCCCATGCTGCGCTTATCATTTTGCTGATCATAAAAGCCTTCCTTTCCATTCAACGGGTAACGCTCCATTCCACTTCGGCCAAGAGTACGGCGTTTTTGAACCCTTGCTAAGATTACAATCAGGGCATGCACAGACAAGGTTATCAGAAGTGTTCCATCCACCGTGTACTAAAGGTATAAAATGATCTAGATGGTATTTACTATCTAGCTCACAACCGCAATATAGGCATTTGCCACCTTGCATGTCAAAAATTCGCCTAATGTCTTCTGCAGTGTGCGTGCCTTCAGCGGTTTTGATACGAACTCGCCAGCGCTCACTCGCCGCCCGTGTCTTATGCCAGTTTTGCCGTGACCACCTGAGATTATTTATACGCAACCGCGCCCGGTTCTTTTCACGATAATCCGCCTCGTATTCAAGTCTCTTCGCAAGCGTTCGCTTTCGCCACTCCTTATAATGACGTCTTCTATACTCAAGATGGGTATTGTGCGTTTCTTCGTCGCTTATAATCCTCCGATGCCGATTTACATAGTATTGATGGTATTGCTCTTTATGCCGCAAGCGATATTCTTTTTCTTTGACGCTTAACTCAATGCGGTGCAGCTTTTTGTATTGGTGAGCGCGTTCAATATTATGCTCATGATTACGATAAAACCGCGCAAGGGACATCGCTTTTAATTCGTCACGGTTATCTTGATAATATTCTCGTTTTTCCTGAATAGTACAATTGCGGCACCTTGAACGAAGTTGAGGGTTGCCGTTCTTGTAGCCTGACCTATGGAAAAACTCAGCAGTGCGTGGATATTCCTTGCCGCACTTAGTACATGTTTTAGTTTCCAAAACAAAAGCCCTCCTGGGTATTGCTAGGAAGGCGCGACTAGGTTACAATAACCCTTAGCATTCAATCGCGCCCGATGCGTATTGAGTGTTAGGCCAGCAGGGGTGTTCAATGCACCCTTGCGCGCCGTTTGATTCGCCCCTCATTATACCAGATGTGAGAGAACTTCGCTAGGCTATTCTCTCCTGATTACCGAAATCCACCCTTAACATCTTGCTTGTTTTGAACGGATTAGTCTTCATTGTCATAGAGTAAGGGAGCAAGACTTCAAGCAAGTTTCGGTTGGCTATCACGTCCTCAGAACAATGGTATACGATATTAGCCAGTGTTTTATTGAATATATCTACATTAGGGTGTCGAATGTCATTCCAAGACTTGCGGTAGATCGTCGTCTTTTCGCCCTCCAAGCCAAAGTAATCCACCAAATTACCAAGTCCCTTGCGAGTTTTTAGCCCCATGGTCTTAGCCACTTGATAGGTGTCAAAAATCCAATGTGACCGCAACGGTGGCAACCGATAGAACATTAGCTTGGAGAGAAGCCAATTGTAGTCGAAAGCAGACCAATTGTGGCCCGCAATAATATCGAATTCCGCTAAGGCTTGACTGACATCCTGTAGCAGTCGCTTGTCGTCTCCAAACTCGCTATGTTGTATGGTGTAGGTTTGCGGAATTTCTGCATCCAACGGCAGAATGCACACGCAAATCAGATATCCCGCAAAGCCTTCGCTGTTGAAGTCAGTTACTTCAATGTCGGCAATTGCCGCCCGTAACAGTGGATGCTTGGAAATGATAAGCGGGCTTTTTGACTCGTTCGTCCATGCTGGATACACTACCCTCTCCCCATTTGCAGCGGGGATAGACTGCTGTCCTGCACTATCCCCGTCCGCCTTATCTCCATACCAGCGCCGGTAGTCGCGTTCGTCTCCGGCCACCGTATTACGAGATACACCCAACTGTTCCGCCGCGCCTGCATAGGAGAGGCGTTCGGCGCGGCGGTAATCGTGTACATGTTTTACCCGTAGGCGGCGCGGTTGGATCGCCGCGATCTGATCTGGCGTCATAGGCTAAAACGGCAGTCGTTCGCCGTCCTCCTGCTGCTGTCCGTCGCGCTTGCCGAAGAACTTCACGGTTTGCACCGTCATGTCAAGGCTGGCACGCGCTTCGCCGTCTTGGCTAACCCATGCCGACGCCTCAACGGTACCAACCGCCATGCACAGATCGCCTTTCTTGAGATACTGGTTACACAATTCGGCAATTGATCCCCATGCGGTGCAACGTACCCAAGTCGTCTTTTCGCGCTTCTCGCCACTTTGTTTATCCGTCCAGTGTTCCGATACCGCTACGGACCAATCACACACCGCGCGTCCCGCCTGTGTATATTTCAACTCAGGATCGCGCCCGCAATGGCCTAAGATCGTATAAGACTGATAACTAGGCATTATTTCTATCCCCCGTCCGTCATGCTGCGTAATGTCGTTGTTACCTGTTCGCATTCCACCAGCCGCCGCACGTCCACCTCCACCACGTTCCCCGCGCGCCGCTTTGCCAGTTCGCGCAGTGCGTGGTGCACCGCCGTCTCGTGCTCATCAGCCGTTTCGTCCACAACCAGCCCCGCGTAATAGACGCGGAGATCGTCTAGCTGTTCATCCGTGAGTATGATCATGTGCATTCCCTTTCGGCGCTTCCCGCACCTCGTCACTCGTCAACTTGTGTTGTGCGTGCAATTCGTAATGTACCAGCGGTAGACGCGGCGGGGCGCTAAACACACCGCGAATAAAACGCGGTTCGGTATTCCACCAGTTGAGTAATTTCTTGCGCTTCATGCCACTGCCTCCCCGCGCGGTATCTCCCCGCGCATAATGTCTATCGCCAGCGCCGCTGCATCGTCGGGTGCAGTCGTCTGCACAATCGCCATCGTTACCACAACCGCCGTGCCTTGCGTTACCTCCACGCCGCCCGCCATGTGCAGCACCAGCCGCCGCCCGTCGTCTGATACCATGACGATCTGGGCGTCTGCCGCCTTGCACACGAACACCGTTTCGCCCTTGTCCGGTTCGCCGCCCGCCGCTTTAATGGCGAGTTTAAGCTGCGTGGTTGTCATTTCCATATCCGCCGCGCGCTGCAACCAGTAGTAGGGATCGTCCGTCTGCGTGCATAGGAAATGGCACTCCCACGACACGCGATCATTGCGTTGATCCGGCGCGAATACGCGCGCGACCTGAAGCCGTTTGAACATGGTGCGCCGTTCGCGGCCTACCTGTTCGCCCGCCCAGCGCAGCAGCGCTTCCTGTGACGTGAAGCCCAGCCGGTGCAAGACATCGGGTTCGGCGGCCTCCATAAGGAGATCGCCCTGGCTGAATTTAGCCAAATGTTCGTATTGTGTCGCTTGTACGAACACGCCTACAAAGTCGTCTAGCGTTTGAAAGTCCATAGTCCTCTACTCTCCTTCTACTTTCGCAAACAACGGCAAGTCGTCATACGTCGCGTCACCCCGCACATGGCGCGGTTCGAACGGTAGGCGTAGACGATCTAATGCGATAGCGACATAGTCGGGTGATAAGTCGCCACAGATATAGTGCCGCCCGGTTGCCCTGGCTGCCAGCGCCGTTGTGCCACTGCCCACGAACGGATCGAACACCAGTGCGCCGGGTTGCGTATAGGTGCGGATAAGATACTCAAATAAAGCAACTGGCTTCTGCGTGGGATGCAATCCGCGCTCGCTGGAATGACTAAAGGTCAACACGTCGCGCGGAAAGCGGCGTCCATCTAGCGCGTCGGTTTCAATGCGATCATGGCGGCCATAACCTGAGTAAGCAGCGCCCGATCTGCCTCTTTTGTAAGGCGTCCCTTGCGCGAACTGTGGAAAATAATCCATTGCCAAACCTGAATTTGAACCCGCCGTAGCAGAGCCGCGCGAAAAAACCAGAATGTTTTCATGGCATTGTAACGGCTTACGATTGGCGTTGATATATCCAGTAGTCATTGGCTTGTGCCATATCCATTCATACCGAAAAAATGAGCGGGCAGCGTGGATTAAGTCAGCTGAAAAGGGCATCTTGCTAAATACCAGCACCCCCCCCCGTCGGCTTAACGATACGCATCAACTCAGCCATTAAAGAGGGTATATCAAGCAGCGAGTCCCATTCAAATTTCAATATGCCATACGGTGGATCAGTTAGTATCAAATCCGCACTGGCATCCGGCAGCAATCTCGCCAGCGACAGCCAATCCATACACTGCACCGTGTCAACCAGACGCGCCTGTACCCGCGCCCCCAGCGCCGCCACGATCCCCGCCCGCGCGGGCGTGTGCGTCTCCGGCACGTCTTCCGGTATCGGGTACATGGCTAAAAGCCCGCCAAATTAATATCTGTTTTGCGTAAGTTTGCAAACTGCGTAAGTTCACGCCTGAAGTACAAGGTATCCGTCCCAGTCGGTCCATTGCGATGTTTTGCTACAATTACATCAGCCTGATTAGGGCGTTCTGTATTTTCGTTGTAGTATTCATCTCGATATAGGAACATCACCACGTCACTATCTTGCTCAATGCTTCCCGAATCGCGCAAGTCGGAGAGCATAGGCCGCTTATCCTGCCGAGCTTCAACCGCGCGGGACAATTGTGCCGCCTGTAAAACTGGAACCCCAAGCGCGCGGGCCATACGTTTTGTGCCGCGTGACATCTTGCTTACCTGCTGTTCGCGGTTATCGCGTTCGGCGTTTTCGACTTCCATTAAACCTAGATAGTCGATCATAACCAATGCTAAACCGTCCTCCATCATTAATCGCCGCGCTTTTACCATAATATCGGTCGGCGTCAGTACGGATGAACAATCAATAAATAACGGGTAGGTTTCAACCCGGCTACAAGCCTCCATATAGGTTTTATATTCAAATGGATTCATAGTGCCCGCGTCCATTTTGGTTATTGATATGCCGCTCTCAATCGCTACAATACGCTGCGTAACCTCTTCCTCTTCCATTTCCAAGCTGACAAACAGGACGGGCAATTTAAGCACTTTCACGATATGCAGCGCTACCGTAAGCAACCATGATGTTTTGCCCATACCAGGACGCCCCGCAACGGTATGAACGCGGCCCTTGCGAAAACCATGTAGCAGACTGTCTATTCCAGTAAAACCAGACGGAACACCTAGCGCGTCACCGCGCATTGCCGCGTCAACATTATCGGTTACGCTGGGAACAATTAACCCGATCCGCTTGACCGACTCGAATCGCTTATCCTTAGTCGCGTCAAATAGCGCGCCCTCCGCCCGGTTGATCACGGCGTCAATGTCTGCCTCTTCCTCATGTGCCAGTTGCGCAATCTCACTTGCCGCATTGAGCATCCGGCGGCGAATGGCGGCACGCTGTACAATGCGCCCATAAGTTTCGGCGTAGATCGAACTCGGCGTATTGTTTAACAGGTAGGTGACATAAGCCGCGCCGCCGATCTCCTCGAGTCGATCTTGCGCCTTGAGTTCCTCAACAATGGTGATATAGTCGATTTCTTCCTCACGGTTGTAAAGGCGGATCATGGCTTCCCATACCCAAGCGTTTTTGACGATAAAGAAGTCACCAACCTGTAAAAAACTCGCCACATCGTACAGTGCTTCGGCGTTGATAATCACACTGCCCAAAACGGCCTCTTCCGCCTCCACGCTGTGCGGAACCAGCCGATCCGGGCGCACAACGTCGGCGGGCAATTCGTGCGTTCCATTACGGTTAGGCTGCTGGTTCACGGCGTTCACCTTCTTTCTCGGCGGCTAGACAGGTAGGGCAGGGTATGGACGCACCGGTTTTGGTATCGGCTGTAAAACCGTTACCGAAGCAATTAGGGCAACCAATCACGCCGTGCGGGATATGCACAGCAACCTTAACTGCCGATCTTGGCTGTGTGTCTCGGTAGTCCTGAACCATCTTGGCTACTTTCGCGCCATCGGTAGGAACTGAACTGTTGCTGTTTGCGCGATACCAACCATAAGCCGCCGCCAACTCTTCCGGCGTCACAGACGATCCGTTTTGATAACGCCCCTGAACCTCAGAGTAGATCATGTTAATCAGCGTGTTGGTTCGCGCCGTGATACCTTGCCCTGCCTGTAACTTATAAGAGTTCGCGCCGATAACCTGCTGCAACGGTTGTAAATCTTCAAGGGTATCAAGGTTTGCCATTTTTGCCCGCGCTTCTTCCTCGGTGGCAAATAGCTTATCCGGCTTCACTGTGCGGCGAACTGTACCGCCCTTTTTGCTGGGGCAGTCCAGAATAACACGCTTCTCAGTAACCTTAACTACAGTGGACGGTATATAGTAGATATACCCGTAACCGCCACTGGCCTCATGCACGTAGATCACTTTTTGGCCGACTGTGAAACCTGCTAGGGTTTCACTCTGCGCGCCGTTAGGCGTCGCAGATGTATCTTTCTTTTTGGTACTACCTTTAGAACTGGTAATACCTTTGGGTGTTGAGACAAAAGTTTTTGTCTGAGAAGTTTCTGTCTCGGAAACTTTGAAATCAAGTGCTTCTAGTTCAGACTTAAGTTGATCCGCAGCTTCGTCGCTCATGGCTAAATAGGGACGTATGCCCTGTTTAGTAACCATCGCACCTGTTAGTTGGTAGACAAACTGGCGCGGTGGCAGTTCTTTTTCTAGTCCCTCACGCTTGTCGTATGGCACCAGGATGATCGCCTTGCGCTCTAGCAGCCAGTCACGCGCCTCAACTACGCTTGGGCTGTTATAACCCGTTTCTTCGCATAGTGTGTCTGTAGACGGCCAGCAGCGCAGACGATTATTGGCATGAAGAATGAGTGTTATAAGCACGTATAGCCGCGCGTCGTGTTTTGAGTTTGGGTTATCGGAACCCTCACGGAATTCCTTCAGGTAGGAGCGCAACGCCCAATGCGGTGCTATTAACATGCTTCACCGCCCATCGACTTGATATAGGCTACATCATCAGTAGACAGATTGAACCACTCGCCGTTAACACGATTTAGCGCAAACCGCGAATGAAGTTGTTCTTCAAGCGCGATCATGTCATCGGTCTTGATAATGTGCTCAAACTCCACTTCGAATGGAAGCTTGACATCAAAAGTCGCCTTCCTGCTATGGGGGTTTTTGGATCGCCCGATCTTGTAATAGCCTGAAGGGGAACACAGCAGGTACACATAACCCTCAACGGGAGTTCTCTTTTTGGAAGTGAACGCCTCACGCTGAGCGGCTTTCCGTTGCTTTTCTTCTAGTTCGATATAGTATTTCAACTCCGCAATTGCTTCAGGCGACACCGTTTCATAAAACTTGAGTAGCCCTTGAATTATCTCCATAGCATCAGCGTGCCCAAGAATGCCCTCGCTTTGCATTCCAACGTAGAAATAACCATCTTGCAATTCGCGGAGATAATGAATTGGCCCCAGGAGAAAGCCGAACTCAGGCGCGCCTTGCGCGAGTTGCACTAACTCCTCAGCGGTATTGACTTTGTACTTTCTATCTTGACACTGCTCATCTAATACGGTAGAATCGTCATATATCGCCATTGAGATACCTCCTCGTGGCGTCTATACCCATTGTTGCCCGCGCCTGTGCCTTCAGGCGCTTTTGGCGCACGGGTGATATACGAAACTTGCAGACCGCCCGCTAACCTGGGCGGTCTGTGTTTTTATAGGCAATGTGGTTATACTCTCTCATAGGGCAGTCCTCCAATGGCTGCTCGTGGATAGCACAGGCTGGCGTGCGCGCTGGCCTGTGTTGCGTCTAGACGCTAGGCGCTGACCTCTCGTTATGCAAGCGCTCGTTGATATTCAGCATGATAGCGGATAGTCGCTCACTGAGACAGTCAGGCGCATGGCCCTTTATGCGCTTGCAGAAAAAGCAATCATCATTCAGGAAACTAAAATCATCAACTGCTGCGTCCATACCTGAAGCAATAACAAGCAAGTCGAGTGCCAGCCGACGAATGTCGTCGCGCTCTGTTTGCCATGCCTGAAGTGTATTCAAGTTTACATCCGTTCCAACGGCGTTATGATGCTTTACGCGCGAAACAACCTCGTCAAGCGTATGAATTTTAGTTGTGTCATCTTCCCAATGAATGCCCATTTTGCACCCTCTCCATAAACGCAAAGAACCCCACCGTTGATCGTGCATTGTCGAGATGCACACTATAACAGTCGCCCGCAAAATTCCCAGGGCATTTTATTGCTCTTGCTTAAATTACAATGAGGACAACTAATTACTAAATTAGTCGCGTCGTTTGATCCACCCTTAGAAACCGGTATTCGATGATCGATATGATACAATCCCGTTATAGGCATTTGACACCACCAGCAAAGCCTTTTTTGACTTTGCAGTTGCAGTTCTATATCTTTATCGGTATAACTTCCACCGCTTTCATACTGGCGCATTCTTCTACGATGTTTAATGGCGCGTGCGCGAATTCTATTGTTATTCTTCCATTGCTTTACCCTAGCTATAGATTCTTCGCGGTGATCTTGATACCATTTTCGACGTTTTTCCTTGTATTGAAAAGATGATGCCCTTTCGAGTATACGCTGTCTATTGTTGTAATAATATCGACGATCTATTTCTTTTCGATTTACTGGGTGCTCTTGCTTATAGCGACGTTCTTTTTCTCTTGCCTCTTTCAAATGTTTTTGCCTATATTGAACTTTATAAGCGTTCAAACATTTCTTACACCAGCTATGCAGCCGATTGCCGTTTTTAGCAAAGAACTCTGTCGTGTGTGGATATTCATTTTTGCATTTAGAACATCTATGTATCTCTACCATTTAACGTAAAACCCCCATCCATGTGCCTACGTGCCTGCAAAGCTACGTGGGGCGTATCATGGTTGGGGGCGTGTAAATGATACATCTTGTTTACGCAGGCTGCAAACAAATGCGCCCCCGCTTGTAGCTTTGCAGGCTTCAGCGTATCATAGCACAGATATTCGAATAACTCAAGGATACTTTGGTTAGAAAGTACCTACCACTCGAACGCCCCAGTCGAACGGCTGAGGGCGACATGACGCCGCCCTCCGTGCGGGTATCTGGGGGAGAGTACCGCAAGTGGGAATGGAGGGGATTGAACCCCCGTCGTCCGCTCTACAGGCGGTGGCACTACCATTGTGCTACATTCCCGTTTTGCCCGATGTGCTGTTACGCCTAAAATTCCACATGATAGTTTCTCTTGGCATGGCTGGTCCTCCAACTATCTCAAGCGCTAACCAGTCCACCCGTTGCGACACGGTCTGCCGTCCAGATCGCCGCCGCGATCCAAACACCCTTTTGGGCAAGAGTGCGAATTACTCTTTAAAGGATGGCTGCTTCTAAGCCTACCTTTCGGGCAAGTGGAGTAGGCCGGAGTCGAACCGGCTCGGCTTTAGACTCGTTCCCTAGTGCTACCAGCACCCATTGAGGACTCGAACCTCAAGTCGCTTAAAGCCGCGTGTAAAACCCGCCACGCCGCTACTCCGTGTGCCACCATTAGCGCAGGTGGCCCGCGTCCTGAAAGGGTTCGATACTCGTCATCAGAAACACTCACTGGAAACCCCCACCTTTAGGTGTGGGGAAGAAGGTGAGACTTCTCCTTTCATACTCAATAGTCGGTAGGTCGGTTTTTTGCGCTGGCGCGCGGGGGAACCGGCGGCCCCCGGACAGTTACCTGTCCAATTTCCCGTTACCGGGATAATGGTCCCCTCGCCCATGTTATGGGACGGTTTTCGTGTCAGCAGCACCGGCTTCGTACCCCGTATGCCTGTTTAACCACTGACCGCAGGGTCCGGGACTAGGGAAGCATCCCGGAGTGCCTATACATTCGTCCCTAACGGTGCCAGTTAATGCCCTGGCTGAGGCTGGTCAACGCCAGACTTGCGAAAGCAAGCCCCTAGCTTTAGCTATGGGGTCGTTGACTATCTGAGACGGAGACGATCATTGTGTTTGCCTAACCACTCTGCCAGGAGTTCACCCGGCCATCCAGCCTTACTCGTGGTTATGCCCTCGAACACGGAGTTCAGGAGACGTGTTTCGCAGTGTAGGCGCCGCTGCTGATCCGGTAGTCCGTTTATTGGGTTGCCTGTCGGCGGTGACTAGCCGCGTTCAGGAGAAGCCGTGCCATTTAGTGTAGTGCCCACGTTTAGCGTCTAGCGGACTTCCCGCGCTCGACGTGCCCTTGTGAGGTTCCCGTCAGCGAAAGAGGCTTAGGGCAGGGAACCGAACGGGCTAAACTTCGGCGTATAGAAGGGGGTTTAGATTCTACACCCCCTTACGCGGCACATGGCCGAATTTCGCGCCGCTGCCCTTTTACGGGCTTGTCAGGCATTGCCGATTTGAACGGCCTCGGCGCATATTGTCACTCTCAACGGGCGTGTTTCCCGTTACGCTGCGCCGCGCGTTTGCTAGGACGTCCCACCGCCCCGATGCCTGCTTGTTAATGTGCCACATAGTAAAGAACCCCGCTTTGGGTTCGCCGCGTTGGTTTGTCGAGTCTAGCACCATGCTAAACGCCAACGTGACGACCCCGAAACAGGGTTCGGCTGCATAGTGTTAGGACTCGACATCTTCTATTATACACACTTCCCGCCGTTGTGCAAGTGCAAATTTGCAAGTCGTTACAGTTCCGGCTAGGCGGTGTCTAGTAACGCGGGTTGTATCAAGTCGGTTTTCCAGTCTATCCAACTCATTGTTACCACTGAGCGCCCGAATCGATCCCGCATGACAGGTGCGGTATTGTCCCACCAAAAGAATGAGTGCCAGCGCATATCCCCCGTGCCGCCAACAATGAAATTGAGGCGGCTGATTAACTGGTATTCGTGGGTATATGGCTTCACTTGGAACAGACCGTTTCCGCGCCCTTTTGCGCCACGAAATTCACTCGGCAATAACTGGATCATCTGTGCATTTGGCTTCATGAGTGGTAATGCTGCCTGGATACAAGGCTCTGCGATCTCAAAAGGCAGATTGCCCATGATCACATCGAAGTATTCAAACCAACGCGATTGTTTAGCCCATCGTAAAAAGTCGTCACGCACAAAGAAGTTATACCGCCCCTCAGTCGGGCGCATGGCGACGTCAACGCCGTATAACTCAATGGGCACATCGGGCCACGCACGGCGCACAGCATCGCCCCACACGCCCGTACCGCTGCCAATATCCAGCACACGTGCGCCGCGCCCCTTCTCTGGTTTGCGAAGTAGGGCGATAGCGCACTCGGCCACGCGCGGGTCGGTTGGGTAAAACTCATTCGGCTGGCGCTCCGTTTTGGGCTTGCGTCTGGACGCCATTGAACCTACACCGGGTTTATCTATCACGGCTGTACCTTAGATATTCTTCAGGTATCTTGGCGAGCATCGCGGATTGCAATGCACCTTGCGCCTTGCCGATCCAGTTATACGCCGTATTATCCATATCGCCCTCGCGCGCCTCGTGAATGCTTTCTTGCGCAGACTCAATGGCGGCTTCAAGTTCGTGAATACGCTGGCGCAACTTGTCATTTACATGCTCAATATAGGCTGTACGATCCATCATCACTCGTCCTCCACCATGATCAGCAAGTATACCATAGATCGCCCAGGAATGAAAACAACTCGCCGCCTGAGTCACAACTAACCAACACCCAACCGTATATGAACCGCGCCGCAACGCGAAAACGACAATAATAATGAAAGTGTATATACTTATATACGGTTTTTACTATGGCTTGATCGACGGTGGCGAAGTGCCGTATACTAAGCATATAAAGATTTTCCACTTAGACAGTGTTAACGGGACTACTATTAATGGTTATGCAAGCTACGTACTTACGCATTAAACGCGACAATGGGCCAGCAGTACGCCTAAAGTGCCAGCGCCTAGTCGCGCGCTTCTTCGAAGTAATCCAGGGGCGTCCAACGGCGTTTTGCTTTGGACATGCCATTGAACCACGTACTAAGCTTGTCGGCTGTGGCAAAGTCGGGGCGCTCGAATATGTGTTCGGCGTGTTTGATCAGCGTCGAATAACCAATGCCCGTTTCTCTGGAAATTTCCCGCCACGTCACGCGGCGGTTCAGTTCGCCCTCAAGATCGGCCTTCCATTCCGTCAGTTTGGTTTTGTACATGCGTGGCCCCCGTTGTGCCGAATAATTCATTGCATAGTTATATGGTATACGACTTTTGGTTATTTGTCAACGGAAGTAGCTATGGACGTATTGACAAGCCTTTAAAAGTATGCTATGATCTTCATATCGAATACGAACACACAGCAACACGGAGTAACCTCATGATCACCACAGTCTCAAGCCTACTCACCGCCAACGATGTACCCCACGCACTGGCCGAACACACCCTGGCGATATTTATACACGGCGGCGCGATTGTCGTGCGCGAAACCGAGTTCGGCAACGTAACGGTAGCCTACCCCAGCGGCCAGTACACGGCGTTTAGCGCCGGGAGTATACTTTGCAACCTATCACCACTTCCCGCTGATCGACGAGGCGCGGATTGAGGCAGAGTAACAGGCGTTTGTTCCATTGTGCATTTAGCGACACGACAAGAGAGGCAACAATGAGTAATAAATTATCATGCCGACAAGTAGTAGTTAAGGCAGTATCACGGCAGAAGTCCCTCAGCGGCGCGAACCTCAGCGGCGCGGACCTCATCCGCGCGGACCTCAGCGGCGCGAACCTCATCCGCGCGAACCTAATCC